GTTAAGTGCTATCCGACTGACTCAGGCGCGAAAGCAATATCACTATCGTTCAGGTATCGCAAGTAAAATTCTCTAACCCCGCAAACAAAGGAAAACCATGCAAGTAGATTTCAATTTCGTGCTTCAAATTCTCGGCTCAAAAGAGGTCGAACTGGCGCAACTTCGCCAGACACTTGACGCAATGACGCGGCAGATCAAAGAGCTGCAACAGCGCGTCGAAGAGCAGGCGGCAGCGGCCGCGAAGACCGCCGAAGCACCCAAGGACGCACCATGAAACCCCTGACCTACGAGCGCCTCTACCTTTGGGGCGTGAGCCTTGGCAACGGCCTATCGTATCAAGCAATCCCCGTCAACGCAGCGCGAACCTTGCCCGAAGTGGCGGCCTACCTCGCGGTATTGAATGACGCCAAGATTGGCGAGCGCACCGACTGGCGACTGCCGAACATCAAGGAGTTGGAGCAGTTGATCGAATACGGGCGCATCAACCCCTGCATCAACCCGGATTTCTTTCCATCAACGCCGCTCGGAAAATTCTGGAGCAGCACGCACGACACAAGCGGCGGACGCTGGACCGTGGATACGATGAGCGGTATGACCAGCACTGAGCCATCAACCGCGCGATGCTTTGTGTGGGCTGTCAGTGGCGTGGAGAAGCCTGCGCACGATTGGCGACTTGATGCCACGACAGCGACAGACCTTGCAACCGGCTTGACCTGGAAACGCTCGCATGAAATGGTTGACCCGACCCACATTGACGACGGCTCCTCGCGCGTGAATTGGATGCGCCGGGACGAGGCCATGGCGCTGTGCGTCGGCGGATGGAGACTGCCCGAAGTTGGAGAGCTTCGCGGGATCATTGACGAATCCAGATATACCCCGGCGATTGACACCGCGATTTTCACGCCGACACCGTTTCAGGCTCAGTTTCTGACCGCCACCCGTGCGCTTGATGCTTACGGCAACGCAAATCAGTGGTGGCGCGTGAGCGGGGACGTAGGTGTAGCTTTGCCTGGGGATGATGGTCGGGGCTACGTCCGCCTTGTCCGTTACGCTGGCGCGGCTCCCATGCCAACACCAGCGCCGACGGCACCGCCTGTCCCGACGCCTGCACCAACACTTCCGCCGACACCAGCGCCTACGCCAGCTCCTACCCAGCCACCCATAACCGGCAGCGTGACATTCACAAAAGCCGAATACGCCGACCTGCTGACCCAATGGGACGGCATCACTTCAGTGCTGATGTCTAAACTTTAACCTGATTTCATCAACCAATAAGGAGAATCTCCCGTGGCCACACTAGAACAGCGTAAATGGCACCTTGATCGTTCAATACCTTTCGCGCTAGTTGTGGCGATAATTGGGCAAACTCTGGTCGGTACTTGGTGGATAAGCTCGTTTGAATCACGGACTGTGAACCGATTGGAGAACCTTGAAACGCGGCAAAAGGTGATGGACCAAATCCCTGAAAAACTGGCCCGACAAGAGTCTCAGATCGAAACAGTTCTTGTCATGCTCAAAGATTTGAAGGTCGATTTCAGAGAGCTGAACAGGAAGGATAAGAAATGAATTCAATCGCTCTAGCAATGTGGTTCTACTGGTGGAGGTGGTGGGAATGAAACTTCAAGACGCATCAGACAATACCAATGTGCGGGCGTTTCTCAAGATGCTTCGCCATGGCGAAGGCACTACCGACGAAGATGGCTATCGAAGGATGTTTGGCGGAAAACTGTTCGACAGTTTTGCCGACCACCCGCGCCAGCCGCAAACCGCCACATTCAGAGGCGGCAAGACGCTGACCAGCAGCGCTGCCGGCGCCTACCAATTTCTAACCAGGACCTGGGATGGGCTGGTCAAGCAATACGGCTTCTCGGATTTCAGCCCTCAAAGCCAAGACCTGGCCGCCGTCGCGCTCATCAAGGGCCGTAAAGCGCTTGACGATGTGATCGCCGGACGCTTTGACGCAGCGGTGCAAAAGTGCAATAAAGAATGGGCTAGCTTGCCAGGCTCACCCTATGGCCAGCCCACCACAACTTTGCAAAAGGCCCGCCAACTTTATACCGACGCCGGCGGCATATTTGCGTCCGCAACCCAACCCACCATAGCGCCTGGGGCAAAAAGCGCGCTATCACCAGATCCATCATCACCGGAGACTCCCATGCTGCCATTCCTTGCTGCCGCCTTGCCTTATTTGTTTGATGCTGTCCCCAAGCTCGTAAAGAGCTTCTCTGACGACGGCGTTTCGGTGCCTGCCCGCAACGAGCAAGCCGTGACCCTGGCGATGCAGATCGCCAAGACGGCCCTCGGCGCATCCAACGACCAGGCGGTGGTTGATGCCATCAAGGATGATCCGGAAGCGGCGGCCATCGTGCGCAATGCAATCGATGCAAGCTGGGCGCAGATCACCGACGCCAGCGGCGTGGCGGACGCGCGCAAAGCCGACGTGGCCTTTGTCGCCGCTGGCGGAGAGGTCTGGCGATCACCATCGTTCATCATATCGATTGCGCTGCTACCCATTGTTTACATGCTGGTAGGCGCGGTGGTCGGGCTGTTTGGCCAACCGTTCAGCGACGACGTGAGGTCGGCGATAGCCAATGGCGTCATCGGTCTGATCCTGGGTGGCTTGACTGGCTATTACTTCGGCCAGACCACAAGCCGCAACCGCACGCCGCCGGCTTGAGCAGCAAAATCAATCAGATTTTTGGCTATTGAGGACAAGCGCAATCCGACTCGCTGAGCCTGCGCATGACGCTGCCGAAGTAGCCTACCGCCTGCACTCCATCACAACAACAGGATCAAGATATCCGCTCCTGGCAATCATCATAACGCGGGACCGCTTGTCGCCCTGTCGCATGACCCGGATGGCACCGATAATTGCCGCCTGACCTGACTTGTATTTTCCCGGCAGACTGCGCCATTTTCTGCAACCGTAGCCACGCACCTGGGCGAGGTAGTAACAGGCCGGCGCGTAGATGTGGAGCCTGGTCATTCGACCCCCTCAAGCGCCGTATTTAATACGTCAAGATCACATCCGAAATCGACTAGGTTTGTCTGTGCACAAAGCGTCTTCGCCGCCCGTGCCACCTCGATCAACTTGAGGATGGTGTCGGGCGTCAACTGTAAATCAGAATCTCGTGCAGTCTCTTCCTCTGCCGCCTTTTGCAGAGTGTCAAGGTTGATCATTTAAGCCTCTCTAACTCAGTGCTAATTCGATCAGCAGCGTTTTCGCCTTGGGTGTCATGAAGATGCTGATACTCACGCGCCGCACTGTCAACTACTGCAATAGCCTCTTCCATCGTTTGCCTGCGAGCCGCCTCTGCACAGGCTTTCCCGTGTCGCTCGACATATTCATAGGTGTAGCGCATGTCACTGGGTGGCGCTCCATCGTTTACATGGATTGTTGGCAGGTCAATCACTTCGCACCCCTCGCTGCAAGCACTGCATTGGTGTAGCGGTGCAAAGCGGGCATCCATGATTGGATAGTATTCGGGAATAATCCAACTTCTACGGCAAGCGTCAGCAATTCAGAATCACTCCATGCCCTCGCTGGCTCGTTGATTGAAGGGTCTTTTGCCATCGCTATCGCCATGTCGATGATGCTTCGCAGTATCTGCATTGGCGGTGTTGTGGTCGGCGCGTCAAGTCCGTAGATGGCGAGAGCGTCAAGCACCGCATCTTTCCACTCGTTGGGCGCTGGGTGGAGGTAGAGCGGCACAGAATACTTGCACCGTGTTTCGTCATCAAATCCATCAAGATAAAACTGCGTAAATGCCACGCGCATGCTTGGGTTCGCCCATGCCACCGGCTCACCCACTGCCGCATCAAGCGCGGATTGCAGGAGGGCGATTGCCTTTTCTCGCCCGATCATTCCGCCTCCGACTAGCGCATCAAGCACTTGCTTAATTTCGGACTTGTTTATTTCACCTTCTCCGCAAGGCCGCGCCACTCAAGCGGCGAACTTTGTTGGATTGTTTTCGGGTCAATCTTGGTCCCGTTGACGTGCCAGTGCAACATGTCCCATAGGTGTAGCTCACCGCAAAAACGGCACTCATACAAACCCTTTTGCGCGGGCGGCGTGCGGTAGCTGTACCATGGGGTTGTTTTTGGTTTCATGATGTTCCTATCTGTTTTCCGGCGTTGGCGCAGAGAGTCCAGCAGCCTTCAATAGGGCTGTATGTTCTCTCACAGCCTCTGCCGCAATAGCCTGTAGCGCACTTCCTTGACGGTCCAATGCGTCCGCTAGAAGCTCTCCAAATCTCGCCTTGATGGCGTCTTCCAAGTGCACAGCCAAAGCGGCCGGCATTGTGTGGTAATTTCTGGCACCATCGCTGTACTGGTGATACACGGTTGGGCCGGACTCGTTTTGCGCCAGCTTCAAAGACTTAAGCTCCCCGATACCTCCACCACCTCCGCTGTATCTCTGCCCGATGAGGCTTGCCCACTCGACACATTGAGCTTGCTCGCGCTTTGCTCCGTTGTACTGTTCGATCATTGTTGCCATTTCATTCTCCTGTTGTGGTGGGGCTCACACTGCACTGTGGCTTGTGGTCAACGTACTGGCATACTGCACAAGAAGGAACCCACAGCATCTGTGATGTTGCCCATATTGGTTACGCTGCCTGCTTTGCCTGCACCTTATCAAGATGGTCTTTCATCGCTGCGCACATAAGCGTCAAGTCCGACAGGTGATACAGCACCGCAGCACGTTCCCGGCCTGCTGGTTCAAAGCCGAGTTCTCGCAATCCGTCGGCGCTAATCTGGATCGGGTGCAGCTTGTCTTTGATGGCGCCAAGACTGATAGTTGCTGTACTTGCTGGCGCTGGCCGAACTTGCGGGAATTGGCGCACGGTGGCCTCAATCGGTTGCACAGGCTGCGCAATCACCGGGTCCGGTGCTGGTGTGGCTTGGGCAGCGGTTATCGCGTCCTGGTGCTCGGCAATGCGCAGTTTGACCAGGGCGGTCAGATCGTCGGGCGCCTTGAGAACGATCTGCGCCACATCGGCGAACAGGAAAGCATGGTCTTTGGCCAGCTCGCGCAAAGTTGTCAAGTTTGCCTGTATCTTGTCCGCCGTGGCGCTGGCAGCGATCTTGGCATTGGCAAGGGCAGTGTCTACCGCGTTTTGCATGCTATCGAATGTGCGAAGTCCTTTGATAGCGCCGCCGAAGTCGCAAGCTGTGGCCGGCATATAGGGTTTGCCAAGCCGAATATTCAACGCTGCAATATGGTCGGCCAGGGCTTTGCCGCCTTCGGCCACAATCTCACCCCGGCGCGATTCCTTGCGGGCCTTTTCGAGCTTTTCCAGCGCCAGCCGGACGTCGCGGGCTTCGGCGCTGATTTCGTCCATCGTTCGGAACAGGTCATCAATGGTTTTGGTCTGCCCGAGCGCGTGGTCTTTGGCCGCTGCAACGCGCGATTCAATGTCTTCGCACCACTTGCGCGCCTTAGCGCTGTCAGCAAAGTCCTGATCGGTTTTCAGGTCGCGGTTGACGCTGCGGATGGCGGCCAGGGCTACTTGCTTGAACTCATCCATGTTGGATGCGCTGATTTCGCCTTTCATCACGATGTGCAGCGCGGGCAGTGTTTCAGGCGTGCGGCCTACGGCTTCGGCGACGATTTCGGTCGGCACGTAGGCGGCTTTGTCGATTTCAAGCTGCGCCCATCCGGCAATGATCTTGGCGCGAAGTTCCAAATCTGGCGCATACCAGCAGTGGCGCTCTTCGATCAGCTCGTCGCCTTCCCATTTTGACGCCATGAATAGGATGCGACGGGCGCCGGAAACCATGAGCTGCTGTTCCATTTGCACGCGGTACAGCAAGGGAAGGCGATCACCTTCGCTAGAGCGCAATTCAGCATTTAATGATTTATGCTCGAAGCCCTGCGAGTAGTCATCAATCAACCCGTCAAAGCTGGCCGAATACTTGCCGTCGCTGCCGACAATCGGGTAGAGAAATTCACCATCGAAGATGTTCTCTTCGGCCCATGCGCGCGCCAGGGCTTCGATGCGGTGGCCTTCATCGAATCTGGCCTGAGTAGCCGGGTCCACGTCCGTCGCAATGCCGGTGCTCAGTCGGCGGATCAGTTGTGTTCGAGTCTCGTATGGGGAACAGCCCATCATGGCCGGTGCATCGCTGGCGTTGAAATGGGAAGCTCGGTGAGCGTGCCATTCTGGAGAATTTTGCAAAAGTGAATGTATTTGCATGATGTTCAGTCTTTCCATGGGAGGTCGTCATCGGAACCTGCGTCAGCCGCAGGAATGGTTTCTGCCTTTTTCATTGCCTTGATGCGCTCTGCCTGCGCTGGCGTGAGTTCGCCCCTACTGAGCGCCATCGCCTTGATTTCGTCGGTGGTCTTGAGTCCTTCGGACACGGCTTTTTCCCAGCGGATAGCCTGCTTATCAAAAGCCTCTGCCGGCCATACGGGCAACGTCTTGGCTACGGGCGTGTCAGTCGGTGCATCGCCCTCATGCCTGGTAAGGTGGTCCACCAGTGCGGCGTCCATGTCCTCAAGGTCTTGGCTAAAGCAGTCGCTGGCGGCAGTCACGTTCAGCACCATCGCCATCTTGGCGCGCTTGTTCGCCATCTTGAGGATGGTATTGGCAAGATCGGCGGGCTCGGTGCGAATCTGTTCCTGCTTGTAAGTGGTCCCGCCCTTGCCGCGTGCGTGCTTTGTGCGGCGCATGTTAGCCGGTGTTTCGTCAAACTCTTCCTTGCAGATAGCCTTGCGCCATTTGTATTTTTCCTCACCGCTTGACGCCTCGCCAAGACCGGACCCGAGCACCACGCCGCTGACCTGGTGCGTGCCAATGCAATTGACCCGATAGCGCACGGTATCAGCGGTAGACAGGTCGGTGACTTCGTAGGTGTCGGCGACGCGAAACACCATGCACAGCACTTCGGCGCCAGCCTTGTAAAGCGTCGGCTTGGGCGTGCCGGGGATCGTGCCGTAATGCACGTCCGGTTTCATCACCGCGCGCATGACCTCCTGGACAACGGCCACGTGCTGGATGATGTCAGATACCGCCATGCGGCCCGACGATTGGGTACTGGCAAGAGCGCCCTGTTTGAGTTCGACTACTGCGTTGTTCATGTTGTTCCTTTGGTTGGCTTCTGTGCTTACAAATTGAGAATAGGGTTCGGGAGAAGAGTTCGTCCCGAAACGTCGGATGTGTTGAGAATCAAAACATCCAATAATGTGAGTATCCATGCGGTTTTCAATGGAGAACCTTTAAGTTAGTGTCCACTTCCGTTGCGCACCGCATGGAATCTACATTCTCCACGTCGAAAAAAAAGCTTGACACGTCAACCATGCGGGTTGCGGCAGAAGTGAGCGCATGCTTTCGTTGCAAGTACTGCAAACATGCGGACCTATTTCCCCCTAGTTCCAGTACAGTATTCGCTATCCACTCATGAAACGGGTTCATTTTGCAGAGCCCCCAAGCGCGCCAGTACCCAACACAAACCCGAAGTTATACCAGCCGCCATTGTTGTAAACAGCATAGATTGCAACGTCATCAGAGAACCACGATACTACCCAAGCAACCGGCAGAATCATGCCGTGCCATAGGCCATACCAAAAGCCGACCGGCTCATGTGCAACTGTCACGGCAAAGTGATCGGCGCATCCCGACAAAAGCAGGACGGCAACAATTGCGACCACAGCGAACTGACCGCGCAAGTCTGCCAGCGGTACAGTGGTGAAATGCTTGCTTGTTTTCAATTGAACCCCTTAATGAAGCGAGTGACGCTTTCTCTGGTTGGTCCGCTCAGAAGTTCCATCATCCCAAGTTGTGCACATATCCCGGTAGAGGACGCAATAGTCTCATCATGTTTCCCGAGATCGGAAAGCATCGACGTGACCGCACTTTGCAGGTCACCAATCTTCACGTATTCCATGGCACGGTCTTTACACCATTGCAAATGTTGTGCTCTATCCATTTCATTCTCCAAAAATTATTTACCTACCCACCAATCCTACCCACTCTGCCGAAGATTTACATCGGTAGAAACCCTAGGGTTGGTGCTTATTTGCATTGCGCAAAAGCTCTTCAGCTTCACGAAGCGCCTTATCCTCATCAAAGAACGGCCGCTGCCACTCGCGCCAAGCCGCATTGAAGGCGATGCACACGCCGACGATCAGGACGACCACGAAGGCGATGATTGCGATTGTTGTGGTCATAGCTGTCTCCAAGTTGTTTCACCATTACACGAGCTATAGTTCCACTTTTTCCCACAGGTCAAACACTGGGCGCTGCCGGACGTTGTGTTCATATCGGGGTTTGTGTTGTTGCCCAGCTTGTCATAGACCGGCGGGTAGTAGGCGCACGTTGTCATCCCTCCGAAGAGTTGGATTCGGCACTCATCGGCGCATGTGGCGGTGTCTGGTGGAATGTTCATTTGCGGCCATCCAGCATGGCACCAGCCATCTTGTAAGACCAGTCTGCTATTACGTCTGCCGCCTCATTCCAATCAGAAGCAAGTTGACCTTGCATTGCCTTCGCCGCTAAGTCATCCCGAAGGCTCTCAACAATCATCGCATCAAGCCAGTCTGCCCCGCTGTCGGGGACTTTGAGCTTGATTGCGGCGTATTGACGTAGGGTCATGCCGGGACCGCTGATTTGTGGCCCATTCAAACAGCCAGAATAATCTCGCGGTGTGATGGTGTCGCACGGGAAAGCGTTTCCGCCCGTGTCTTTGGTTGTCATGATGCGTCTTCCTTTGCAACCGCCTCGCGCAAAGCGCTGTAATTTGCAATCGTGAAGCTGTACTCCTCGGGTGTAAGCCCTGTTGCCCGGCGCGCAGATGGATCGAACATATTCCAGCGACCGCCAAGACGAACCTTCTCATACGCCCTCCAGTTGTTTAACTGGGCGAACGTGAATTCCTTGTCGTCGTTCATAAAATCCCTTTCGTGCGAGTAACGTACCCGCGCTTTGTCACACAAACAAACGATCCTTCGGTGTCGGTCGGGCGAAGCGTGCCATTCTCGCCGCACATCGTTTTGCTGACGTCGGCAATATGATCGGCAAGGCGCTGCTGTTTGATAGCGTCGTCAGCCGCGCCAAACTCGCTTGAGCGGTCGGGAAGGTTCCATGAGGCAACGCCGAGCGCAAGGATTCCTGCGCAAAACAATAGGATGCGGGTCATGGTGTTTCCTTAAGCGTTCGAGTCAGAATGATTATTGAGTCAAGCACAGCCGCGCTGTGTATGCAATCAAGCAGGCGCTCTACTTGGCCATTGCTTTCACCCTCGCGGATGCCGAGAAAATGGCGCAGCAATGTCCTGGATTCTGCCCGCAGTGAGTCAACTGCCTCTTGCGCTTTTACTTGCGACGGTGTAGTCATGGTGTTTTCTCCGGTGGCGTGTCAAATTTCACGAACCAGTGCAGCGGATTGCCGCAGGTACAGGGTTGGTCTGTAGTTGGCAGCGCGCCCATGTGATATGTGGCTCGGTGGCCGCAGGGCATTGTGATTTCCCAAAATCGCTCAGGGTTGATGTTGCAGAATTGGATGCCGATAGTCCATGCATTGGCGATCATTGACGCGCTTGTCATATCCACAGCCACAGGAGTTGCGCACGCCATTGTTAGGTCATGGTCTTGTGTGCTCATGGTTTCTCCGGTGGCAGTGCCGCGATATACGCCTCAAGCCGTGCGATCCGGCGATCCTCATATGCCAGCACGCACTCAGCATGTTCAATGGCGCTGTGAGCCCTCAACTTGTTGAACCGCGCGCCGTAAAGCTCGGTCGAGGCGACTTTGAGTAGTGATAGGCGGCCTGCTTTTTCAAGCAGCAAATCGAGTAGGATCATGACAGCACTCCCATAAAAACCAGCACCAGCGTGATGACGGCCACAGCGAACATGCAAGCCCACCAGCTATGCGGATATGCGCGACGTGATGGGCAGTCGCGGCCCTGGCGGCAATCGCCTTTTCAAGTGCATGGCGCACCGCTAGACCACTTTCAGCCGTGTCCGGCACGTCGCATTCAAACAGCACGGCATCGGTGTAGAGGTGTAGGATTTGTGTTTTCACAGGGTGCTCCTTGCGCGTTGCCGGCGAACTTGCCGCGTTTCAACTTGGTCGTTCCATGCGCTGATTTCAGCGTCGGATGAAGTGATCATTTGCGGGTAACGCTTGGGCGCTTTTTTTGGTGCCGAATCTGGCATTGCGCTGGGCCTGGGTTGGTGCGTCTTTGTTCATGATTGCATCGACACCATGCCCATGCCGGCCAACTTCTGCACCATGTCGGGCGGGCACATATCGCCCAACATCGTCTTCGGCGTCAGCAGTTTCCACGCGCCAAGCGCAGCGCCCAGACCGATCAACAATAGCGCGGCGCCCTGATCGCCAATCCATCCGCCAAGTTCGATATAGCTGTGCTCATGACCATCCAAAGGATCCACATCGAAGAACTCGCCCTTGTGGTCTGCCATCGCGGCCTTCAGTGCGTCAGCCGTTGCTTCAGGGCTTTTGCGCACCCCGAAGAAAATCACATCGGCAGCATCGGCCTCATTTGCTGAGCAGCGGATGGCGTTCTTTGCGAGGTAATCAATCAAACTCATTTCACTCTCCTTAGTTAAAAAAATCGGTGAACGGTTGGGCTACTATCAACGTTCAGGATCGACGCACTAAAGCTTGATCCAGTGGCCACTTTCCGAGGGAGCATATCCAGTCATGCAGCCGTTCACCAAAACTCATTCAGCAGCGCACCTGATGCGCTCTTGGATGAGGATGGCCGATCTTTATTCACCGGCCATCTGTGTCTATTTGTTCAGGGTGCTGCCATCTCTCCAGACCGCAGCACCAATAACTAACCGTATTCAATTTGCTCCGGCACCGGCCTTTTACGGCACATCGTGCAGCCGTCCCGATGAGTGGTCGGGCGCTGGCACGAAAGGACTGCTACGTGTAGCAGGATGAAAAACATTCAACTCTCCTAAATTCGTTTTCTCTCATCGCCACATCACATCGGCACAAAGTACCTAGACTGCCGCGCCCCTCGGGTTGGTCTTAGCGGGCCGGTATGCGTTCGGCCTGAGTCGTTTCATTTTGCTGCGATGTGTGAACTCTAAACCTAATTTGTTGGTCTGTAATCAGTGTTTACCCTACCCTTTGAGATTTATTTGGTAGGTAGTTTTACCTATGCAGAAGTCACAAGAGACAGTCCCACTTAACCCCTTAATCCTACCTACCAAAGGTATTGGATTAGGGGCACCTTTACCAGTGAGCCGTGTCGGGAAACTTTTCAATCACCGACTATCGCGGGGCGGGCGCGCTACCTGCGACTACTTGCGAACAACATGGCATTACTGTCTTGTTGTCGTGTACCTTGAGTGTTGCCACTCGCGGTGCTTGTCGCCAGAGTCGGCATCCGGGCTTTGATCCGGGCTACCGACTGGATTTATCCCCTCATGGGGTCACTGTATATCCCGTTCGCTTTCGCTACTTGGGCCTGCGGGTAACAGAGGCTAGGTCTTTACAGTCGTCCGCTTGTTGCAACCTGCGCGGTCTGGTCAGTCATGGGTGATTTCTGCCCTGGCTACGGTGTCAATGTGCGGCCTGACAGTGGAAAGCAAAAAACCCTAGCGGTATGCTCTCCACGATTACGGCGTGTCCCATTGCTGGGCAAGAACAGACCGCTAGGGCCTTTATTATGTCTTACGCCGTAATCGCTTGACAAGAGAAATTATGGCAGGGTTTTCCCTACTGCACAAGAACTATTTTTTGTGGCAAGATTTGCGCATGAATAAAGAAACAGCCGAGCTACTAAGCGCAGCCCATGTGCGCCAGCTCGCAATTGTGCATGCAAAGCACAATGTAGGCGAGACAGACTATGACGCTGCGAGTGTAGCAATCCTGATCCGCGCCGTTGAACTCGCTACGCCTGAGCTTAGCCAAGAGAGGCGCGCGGGACTTTTTATGGAGACTGAAAATGATTGAACAACAAGACCCGAAGCCGGGGCCATGGGTCGATAAGAAAACCGGCAAACCAGCCGAACTGATGCGAGTTGACGGTGAGTTCTGCTGGTACACGATCCCTGAATTCCGTTCTGAGCAAGTGATTGCCACATTTCGCTGGCTTGAATCCATGAGGCCGGCATGAACCCACTCTACCAAACCGGCCTGGGCACCATGCGCGACATGCCAGATGTACCGCTAAGTGCATTTGAATGGCGATGGAAGCCTTTAATCACAGAGCCAACACCCGAAGAACTAGCCCTAGCCTATCAGCGCAAGTACTTCAAAGAACGCTACATTCCCGCATCGCAGCGTAAAAAAGGCGAGCCGATCAAGCGTGCAAAGCGTTGCGCACCGATACCCGACGTCAACGAAATCATTGATGCGCGCGAGAAAAAGCGGGTCAAGAACCGTGAAGCCATGCGCCGCGCTCGGCATTTTTCAATCAGCCCGACACCGCAGGCCGACTCAGATCGGACGCGGGCGATTCAGGCAAGTTCTAGTTTATTCAGAACAGTATGAACAAGCAGCAGGCATTATTTCAGGATAGCGAGCAGTACTCGGGGGCGAGGCGCTACCTTCCTATTTTGTCTGCCGTGGAAAATAACAAAGGAGTTCTAGACCTTGACACCGTGAAGGGCTGTAGCATAGGGATGAAAGTTTACCCCGATGGCGGATGCTATGGCGGGTGTTACGCTGCAAAAACTGCAACACGATACGGCATTGATTTTTCCGTCAGTGTCACGCGCAAATTGACACCATGGAACCTGAAAAGTGTTTTCTTTACTGTAAAAAACCATCATGCGGACTGGTATCGCATAGGGACCGCAGGCGATCCATGCCACGATTGGGAAAACACTCTATCGGTGTGCGAAGCATTGAAGGCGGCGTTAAAAATCCCTGTCATCATCACGAAGCATTGGATGACACTCTCTGATGAACAAATCAGACGCCTAAAAGATGTGTCGGCAGTAGTCAACACATCAACAAGTGGGCTAGATACAGATCAGGAAACAAGGCACCGCATCAAACAAATTGAGAGGCTTAGGGCTGCTGGAATACACAGCGTAAACCGCGTTGTTTCGTGCCAGTTTGGATCATCCGAATGGGCCACGGCTTGCAATAGCAAACAGGATCGGCTTCTAGCAATAAAACCAATTATCGACAATCCACTGAGAGCGCAAAAATCAAACGAGCGCGTCAAAAGTGGCGACATTCTGCTGACCAGAATGAATGAATCTGTGGGGGGTGGCAAACTTGTTTCTCTCCATTGTGAAGGCATTTATCTAGGCACGTGTAACTACTGCCCGGATCAATGCGGGGTTTCTAAATCAACTAAACCAAAGGTAGAGAAAATGGATATGCAAACATTCAAAGACCAGACTGCGCTTTTCAAACAAGATGTTGAATGGGTGTACGTCAAGAGCGTCATCGGGTCAGGGTACGAGGAAGATGTTTCAAGGCTTGCGATTGAAGATGGAATCGCCAAGCGCGCGGCCCGTAAGAATATGCAGATTCACTCTGCAATCATCTTGAAAGTCAATGATGAATTCAGTGGGTTTTTCACGTTTCAAGTGAACGATGTTTCGCGTGAATTCTGTTTGCTTCAATCGGTTATTGAACCGCTCCACTACACCAAAGAACTTTACGCGCAAATGGTTCGTGAAGTCATCGCGCGTAACGAAAACAAGTACCCGGCCATCATCACAACCGACCCGAAAAGCAAATTTGAAACTCCTGAATTGTTCGAGCGCGTCGGGTTCCAAACATACCTGAAAATGTCTGGGTTTCACTACATGGTTCACGGCAACTTGGCCGACGTTCGCATGAAGCTACTGGCACACATCACGATGTGCAACGTGTGGAATTCGATTAAGGGCGACTGGCTTCGTTTGAAAAAAGAATGGCGCGAAAAAATTGACGCATCTGGCGCTGCTGCTGGTGTGGCAAATCCAGCATTTGCGACCCGCGAGGGCTGCTGGCAGGGCGAAAACGGCATGGCAAATGTCGTGACCCGCGACCCCACAAAAGCAGGCAAGGAAAACGGCCATTCACACAACGGCAACGCATCGGTACTCGACCCGGTGGCGTGTGAGGTAATCGCAAGGATGTTCATGCCAAAAGCCGGACGCAGGATTTACAATCCATTTGGTGGCGGCGTGCAAATGGGGTACATCGCTGGCGCTTGTGGTTATGAGTACGTTGCGAGCGAGATTCGCCAGAATCAAACCGAAGCGAACAACAAAATTTGTTCAGAGTTTGATGGTCGCGTGAAATGGGTTCAGAGCGACTCGACAACCTATGACCCCGATGGCATGTTTGACCTGGTGTTTTCTTGCCCGCCGTATTACAAAGTTGAAACGTACCTTGACTTTGATGGGAAACCCCCGGTCGGTGAAATCAACTCACTGGACACCTATGAAAAGTTTCGTGATGTGCTGTTCGCCGGGTACAAAAAGGCGATTGAACACTTGAACGACAATTGCTTTTTCGTCGTGATGACAGGGGACAGTCGCGATAAGAACGGTGCTTACTATTGCTCTGAGTCTGAGACTGAACTCTTTTTCAAAGAAAGCGGCCTGTCGGTTTACAACAAGATCATTTATCTTGAGTGTGAATTTACCCGGCTCGCACATGCGAAAAAGACTTTGCACACTCGCAAATTCCCGAAGCGCGAACAGAAAATAATCGTCGCCTACAAAGGCAACATCGCGAACATCAAAGACAACTTCGCGCCAATAGGCCGGCTGTAAAAATGATCCGCTGCGACCGCTGCGGACGCCGCATGAATCACCCCACCGGCACGATAAAGGTCGGTGACGATGATTGGCAGCTCGGGCCAGTATGCTACCGTGTGCTGCGCCAGGAATACGGCCTAGCGCCTGTTCGCGTGAAGCGTGCGGCGGCGGTGCGGATTGACCAGCGGGAGTTGTTCGATGGTGAGTGCTACTTTGACGCGCGGGGTGAGATTGATCGGAGAGAAATAGATGTACTGCACACCTGAAAAAATCCTTACTGCCCGCATTCAGCACCGATGCGAGTTTTGCTACGAGCGGATCGAGGCCGGGCAAAAATACGTCCGTTGGGCGAGCGTTGATGAAACCTGGTTTACCAACAAAATGCATCCGGAATGCCTCTCTGCGTTGCAGGAAGATTCGGACTGGAATGATTTTGAATACGCGCCGGGGCAGGGAGAGCGACCACCCTTGACCCCCGCGCTTGCACCGGAAAAGAAATAGGCGTAGACTTCGCAAATCAAATAGCCAGTAGCATGGCAAGGAACGTTATGACTTTTTTCATGGCCGTACAGGCAGCCCCACTCTTCCGTGTTACGCACGGGCGTTCCTTGGGATGCTACGTTGTTTGTGCGGCCTTCAAAAAGGTTAGACGATGAACTATCTCCAGCACCCCCTTAGTGCGGCGTTTCCGTCAATGGGTGACGAAGATTTCCAAGCGCTCAAGGATGATATTGAAGTCAACGGGCAGCGCGAGCCGGTGTGGATACTTGATGAAATGGTGCTTGATGGCTGGCATCGCTACCGGGCTTGCATAGAGCTTGGCATCAAACCTACCCAGTTCAATTTTCAGTCTGACGATGATCCATCGGCATTTGTAATCAGTCATAACTTGCACCGTAGACACCTGACCGCATCGCAGCGCGCTGCGGCTGTCATAGCCTGCTCTGCTTGGCGTCCGGCGCATAGAGAAAAGAAGTCGGCAATATTGCCTACTTCCAAAACACATGCTCAAATGGCGAAGGAAGCTGGTGTTGCTGTTAGAACAATCAGCGATGCGAAAGCAGCTAAGAATGCTGGCTTGATTGATCCAGTTATAGCCGGCGCGATAAGTGCAAATGAGGCGGCGAAAATCGCACGCGGCACATCCTCAAAACCGGAAGTTGTCGCACCTCCAATGCCAGATGATGGCGCGCCAGATGACGCTGAATTAGAGGCAAGTCGCGCCCAGGTAGAGGCAGAATCTAAGACCATGGAATTGCTCCTATCAAGTGATGAGCCACTTGCCGCAGTTGCAGCAAAAAACACTCAACTTGAGGCTCAGATAAAGTTGCTGAACTTGCGCATTGCAGGGCTTCAAAACAGCAATACGGAGTACATCAGAACGATAAAGAGTTTGCAGGCAAAAATCAAGAAGTTGGAGTCTGCAAAATGAGCCTCCTATTTGACGACGAGCCGAATTATGCGAGTGCTTGTTTCCCTCCGCCTCGCCCGTTCCAACAGACTGCACACGACGCCCTGAGGGCTGGTGTCGTTGCGGGCCATAAAAACCAGATGGTGATGGCGCCGACAGGATCAGGCAAAACGTACCTTGGTTTGCGAATAATTCATGAAGCGTTACTCAAGGGGAAAAAAGCGGTATTCATGTGCGACCGGAAAACGCTGATAAACCAGACCAGCGAAGTCGCTGACAAATACGGCCTTAGTGCCCATGGTATTTTGCAGGCATCGCACTGGCGCATGAATAGCGAAGCACCTTTTCAGATTGCTAGCGCCCAGACAGTTGCTAGGCGGCAATGGCCTGACGCCGATGTGATCGTGATCGATGAAGCACACACCCAGCTAAAAACTTGGACTGATCACATTCCAGATTGTCGGGCTAAGGTGATCGGCCTAAGCGCAACTCCGTTTAGTCCTGGACTTGGGAAGCTATTCACCAATCTCGTTAACGCCACGACCATGCACGACCTCACATTGTCCGGTGTGCTGGTTCCGATGCGGATCATGACCTGCACCATGACTGATATGCGCGGGGCAGAGACGAAGGGTGGAGAGTGGACAGAGAATGCAGCGGCAGAACGCGGAATGGGGATTATCGGGGATGTGGTGAGCGAATGGATCAAATATGCCGAGCATCGCAAAACGATTGTCTTCGGTGCAACGATCAAACACTGCGAGGAAATTTGTAGGCAGTTCAATGAAATCGGCGTGATGGCTGCTGTATTTTGTGCCGACACGTTACCTACAGAACGCGAATTCCTACTCAAAGAGTATAGAAAACACGATTCAACTTTGCGGGTGCTTGTATCGGTCGAGGCTTTGGCAAAAGGTTTTGATGTGCCAGATGTCGGGTGCATTGTTGATTGCCGTCCACTGAGAAAATCGCTGTCCACTGCAATACAGATGTGGGGGCGAGGTCTTCGATCATCACAGGATACCGGGAAATCTAATTGCATCCTGCTTGACCATTCAGGCAATATTCAGAGATTTTTAGAGGATTACACGGACATATTTTTCAACGGTCTGGGCGCCTTGGATTCTGGCGAAAAACTTGATAAAGCTATTCGGCGTGATGATGAGGACAAAGAGAAAAAAGGCTGTCCGGCTTGCGGATATAAACCTTTTTACAAGCGCTGCATGGCTTGCGGTCACGAGCACAAATCCCAAGCATTAGTCGAGACATTGCCGGGTGAAATGCGCGAAATCATGATGGGCAAAAAGAAGCTGGCAGATGACTCGCGCCACCTTTACGAGCAGGCCTGTACCTATGCACGCGCCCACAGCGCTCCGGAAAAGCAAAGCGCAAGAGCTTACTACCTATTCAGGGATATGGTAGGCCGAGAACCGCCAAAGCACTGGAGCATAAATACAACGCCTGATGTTCAAATGACAAAGAATTTTTTGAACAAAATTCGTAGCAAAAATATCGCCTATGCAAAAGCGAGAGAAAGGGCTGCGGTATGAGTTTTGAAGCGCTTGCCATTGCACACGGTTTGCAGATTGACAAACTGTATCCGTCCGACCGGGTGCAACGCTGTGCAACAGTGGATAAACCACGTAGTAAAAATGGGGCATTTTTTTGGGATGGTGAACGCGGCTGGGTCAGTGACTGGTCACAAGGCGGAGAGATTTATTGGCTTGATAGTGGGAAGCGAGAATTTACAGAAGTTGAACGCCGCTCTTGGTTAGACCGCAAACGGTCAATGGAGGCAAGACAAGAGCAAGGCTGGCGCAACGCTGCACTACATGCCGCCATGCTGATGCGGGCGACAAAACTCAAAGAACACGATTACCTGATGCGCAAAGGACTGCCCGATGCACTTGGATTAGTCACGGACGACGACGATTTGATAGTGCCTATGCGCAATCTTGAAACCAATGAATTGCAGGGCGCTCAAGTCATCCGCTGGTTGGCTGACGAAAGACGATGGGAAAAGAAGATGCTGCATGGAATGCGGGCTAAAGGTGCAATTTTACGGCTTGGCCCAAAACACGCCCAGGATGCGTTTTTAGTAGAAGGACTGGCGACAGGGCTAAGCACCGAGCTTGCGGCCCGCCTGATGCGATTGAATGCCTACGTGCTGGTTTGTTTCAGCGACAGTAATCTGGTGCATGTTGCATCGATGCTCAAAAGAAAAGCCTTCGTTTGTGCCGATAACGATGTGTCAGGAGCGGGGCAGCGCGCCGCTGAAAAAACGGGACTTCCATGGTGTATGTCACCAAAAATCGGCGAAGACATGAACGATCTTCATGTGAGAGCCGGATTGATGGCGGTGGCATCAATGCTGATGGAGTTAAGGATGCGCGTATAACATGTGTTAACATGTTAGCAATTGTTATAAATGTTATGTACACAAAATTATTCAGCTCGATCACCGACAGCACGATATGGCAGGCACCGGACGCCACCCGGTTGGTGTGGATAACAATGCTGGCGATGGCCGACAAAGAAGGTTACGTCGGCGCATCCATACCTGGGCTTGCAAACCGCGCCAGGGTATCGCTTGATGACTGTTTAGCGGCTCTGGATTGTCTGCTTGCACCGGACAAATGGAGTAGGACCGAAGACTTTGAAGGTCGGCGGATTGAGTGTGCGGACGGCGGCTGGAATCTGCTTAATTACACCAAGTACCGCACGATACGAAATGAAGATGACCGGCGCGAACAATCACGGGTTGCGATGGCGAAACTGCGCGCCTTGCGCTCAAAGCCTGTTAGCAATGTTAACGATGTTGGCCGCCGTTTACCCACCCAGATGCAGAGTACTGGCGAAACGCCGAGTACGGGAACTGAGCAGCCGGAAACCAATACCCGCCATGGAAGTCAGGGGACAGGGAACAAGGCTAAGGTTACACCAACAGGGCGGGCGAAAAATCCTAAACTTTTGGCGGATTTGGCCGAATTGGACAGATCGCAACACATCGCATGATCACCCGCGACCAAATAATAACCCACATCAAAATGATGCAAAAACACGATCCCGCATACGCGCAAAAATCGCTAGCATGGTACACAAAGGCGCTACCGTGGCTTGATCTGCCAGGGTGGGGTGAGTTGGAGAGCGATCAAGGTAAGAGGCCATGACCATAAACGAATTGATTTCCAAGTTGGAGAAGATGCGCGCCGACTATGGCGATGCGCGGGTTGAAGTGCGTAACGAGTCCGGCGATTGGAACGACGCCGAAGAGGTGCAGGCAACGCACTACTGCAAACCTGCGTCTTCCCCTACGTGGGTAGTGTTCATTGATGTGTAACCGGCCTTGCGCCGGCACATGAGGAAACGAAAGTGAGCAAAGAATGAAAAGTGTTTTGGGTTTTTTGGTGTTTGTCGGAGCATGGCTAATCGGCTGCTCAATTTTTGACGGGTGGCTTGGACTGACCGGAGCTTGGCTGATGCTTGGTGGCGCTGTCACGTTCGCGGTTTGTAATTTTTTACAGCGGATGGTGAACCAATGAAACAAACCGCAACATTTACCCTGAAAGTCGAGATTGACTACTCCGACGAATGGAAGCTGGATGAGGCAATTGCGCGCGTGTCGCATGAAACGCGCGTTGAGCGGCAAAGTTTCTCGGGAGCGGGGAGCTACTCCGTTAAAAAACTTTCGTGTGAGCTTGAATCAATTGAGGCGGCCAAATGAGATCAATCCGCATTGCCGCATCAATCCCGATTGAACTGCTGGCCCTGGTGCTGTACCTAATGCTCGCATGTGTGGCGTATCTGGCGGCATGTGTGGCGGGGGATTTGTGATGAACAACAATACTCCAGAGATAACGATGCTGCCATGTGGCATGCCCACGGAAGCGTTTGTTGTCATTGATACATGCGACGTGGGGCATAAGTTCGCAAAGCTATCAGATCATCCAAAGCGTGACGGCGTTCCAAGGTGCCCGCATTGTATGAGCATTGGGCTAGATAGTGCGCGCGCCACGCTGGAGGAAGTAGAGGATGTGTTTAAAGATCAACAGACCGACCTCGTGTGTGGAACAGGGGGATGCAGGTGATTGTCAAACTCCCGTTCCCGCACGCATCACTATTTCCGAACCGCAAGAACGGCAAGGACTTTCACGCCACCTTAGCCGCAAAGCAAAAGCAAAGAGATGACGGTTACTACGCAACAAAGGCAGCAGGATCGTTTAAAGCACCGGATGGCTACATACCCCTTAGCCTGGTGTTTGTGTCTCCAGACAAGAGGCACAGGGACGGCGACAACATGCTTGCCGCGTCCAAGGCTTTGCTCGATGGCGTAGCGCTGGCCTTGGGGATCGACGACAAGAGATTTAAGCCGATTCTGATTGATTGGGAGCGGGGAGAAAAACCCGGCGCATTGCTGGTCGGTATCGGCGTTGCAGTCATGTCCGGTGCATCACTGAAAGAAATGGAGATAGCATGACGTTTGCACTTCAAGCGCTGATACGCGAGGCCAGAGCAGAACTTGGAAGCGATGCCTGCCAGCGTGGAAAGCACTCTTGGATAAGCGAAGGTGGTCGTTCTTGCCCGCAAGATTTGACCGACCTGTGTAGTCAGGCTGTGTATCGCTGTTCGACATGCGGCACATACGACTACGGCGAAGCCAATGGGCCGGGCGCCAAAGATTGCGAAACACACTGCAAACATCGAGATGAGGTGACAGCATGACAGACAACCAAGAAACCCTACCGCCGCCAGCCCTAGACGGCTCGCCAGCATTTGAGCTTGACCACAACGACCCATGGCCCATGCCGGAATCGCAGCCGGTGGCGCCGATGACGATTCGGGAGATTGTGCTTTCTTGGATTGAGCGGAGGTTAATTTCATGAGCGAAAACACAAAGATCGAATGGTGCCATGCCACCGTTAATCACTGGGCCGGATGCACTGCTGTATCGCCAGCTTGCGACCACTGCTATGCCAAACGCATGGCCGGGAGGCTATGGGGTACCGAGTGGGGCACCGGAAAGCCACGCCATCAGTTCTTGGGTGCGAATGCCACACTGATCGCGCTGGACCGCAAGGCGAATCGTTTGGGCAAACCGTTGATGGTGTTTCACAATTCGCTATCAGATTTCTTTGATAACGAGGTGCCGGTTCAGTGGCGCATCAGCGCTATGCGCGCAATTGTCGATACACCAAACCTGATTCACATCTTGCTGACCAAACGCATCGGCAACGCCGCTGTCATGCTGGAGCAGGCTTTTCGTGCTGTGCATGGCCAGCGTGAGGGATGGTCCGACAACATTCTGTCAAACGTATGGCTTGGGGCCACTATCTGCAACCAGGAAGAGGCCGACCGCGACATCCCGAAGCTACTGTCCGCGCCGGCGAGCGTGCGGTTCCTGAGCATCGAGCCGATGCTTGGGCCGGTGGAACTTGACCACATTGACCTGAATGGAGATCTGGAAATCTACCCGCTGCGCGGCACGACCGAGTGCGTGAACGGCGAGGGCGAGCCAATTGCCGACATCCCGCGCATTGACTGGGTAATCGTCGGCGGCGAGAGTGGCCCCAGCGCCCGCCCAATGCACCCGGACTGGGCGAGAAGTCTGCGCGACCAGTGCCAGGCGGCTGGCGTGCCGTTCTTGTTCAAGCAGTGGGGCGAGTGGGCGCCCTACGACTACCTGGACGCCGAGACGAAATCCGCCACCCAAGCAAAGCCATGGCAAAGGTCGAACGGGTCTGACTTTGATCGTGGACTCGTTCGTATCGGCAAGAAAGCCGCCGGACGCCATCTCGATGGCCGGACGTGGGATGGGGTGCCGACATGACCCCCACACCCAACACCGCGCCACCAACACAATAAACCCAAACCAAGGGTAAACCACTAGAAAAAAGTCTTGACTTGCTTTATTTATGCGCTACAATAAAGGCATCAACCAAACGGAGCGGCAAAATGACAACACCAGGCACCATCAACGGAGACTACACAAAGTTTCGCAAAGCGCTCGAACACACGATCAACTGCCACAGCATGGAGAACGGCTCCAATACGCCCGACTTCATCTTGGCTCGGTACCTCTCCGATTGCTTGCGAGCCTTCGACAAGGCAACACAACTGCGCGAGGCGTGGCACGGGCAACCATCCGACAGCAGTGATGCCCCACAGTCTAACGAAGACTTTGCCGAAGCGCTGCATCAAAACCTTGTCAAGATTTCACACACACCAATAGGAGAACTGTAATGACGGGAGAAATCATGAGCGCCACCATTGAGCCGTCCGATGTGCCAGACGTTGTAAGCAAGGCGATGCGCCGGGCTTGGCAACTGGGCCAGACGTACTGGCGACAAGCCGACAGCGAGTCGTTTTCACAACAGAAAAAGTCTGACGAAACACAGCACAAATTTGAGCAACTTATTGACGAAACACGCGCCCAACTTACGCAGACAGAAAAACGCTGTCCCCATTGCGACGGATCAGGCGACGTCCATCGTGCCGATGGTGAGTGGCTTGGGACTTGCACCTGTCCAGCAGGGACTGCGCAAGCGCCGGCAGCATTCTGCCATGACGGGCAAGGCCGATTTGATGTGTGCCACGCGAAGATTAAGCAGGTTCTGATCGACGCAGGTTTGCAAAAACAAGTTGAGCATTACACCATCCCGCTCTATCTAGAGTCAGGTGATCGCATGGCCTACGAAGGCGCTCGCGAAGACTTGCTCGATTGGAAACGGCGCGCCCTGGAAGCAGAAGCAGCGCTGAGACAACCCACACATTTTGTGGTGGCGAAACAGCATCCGACTCGGGATGAGGTCTCTATTTTTCCGACAGATAGCGTAGCACTTGCAAACGAGTACAAAGCCATTGGCTGGACTGTTTTGCCTTTAACCGCGTCGGCGCTTGAACATGTGCTGGATCAGCCAACTCAAACCGATGTTGAAGGAATGGCTGAAGCGCGTGCAATCGCTATCTACGAAGCCGTGCACCATGACGCAGCTAAACGGATGCCTTGGGCACACCTGCCCCCGAGCGAATGGGAGGCGTGGCGACGCGCTTCAAATAGCGTGCAACAAATTCAGGCATTGGGGGTTGTGGCATGACAAAAGTCGGCAAACACCCAGGCCCCGGACGCCCCCGCAAGCCCCCCACAAAGAACGTAGGACTACGCCTAACAGAGCGCCAGCACTCCACCTACATCGCCAAAGGCGGGGCCGCGTGGCTCAAAAAAATAATCGACAGGGCTAGCGTAATACCTGGCCCTGGCATGCCGCTTGTCCTGCGAGCAGATGCGCAGCGCTTGCTGGAGCGCGTTTTGCCGATCTTGGATGCCGCTGCCGGGAATTCCGGCGTGGGTCAGGCAGCGGGACAACTGGCGCGTGAATTGAGGCATGAACTTTACGGAAATAACGCAACACAAACCGCAACGAGCGATTAAGTTGTGACCAAACTAAAAGAGGACAGAATGGCAATTTACAACGACCCCGAAGAATTGAACGCGCTGGCAGACAGGATCGACTTCGATGAGCAGTGGCGCCGCTCTCCGTTGGACGACAGCCTGACGCAGGCCGAGAAGGACCGCATGTGGGCTGGCGTGCACCTGCGCCGATATGCCCACGACCGAGGCAACATGCTGGAGGAATTGAAGGAAGGAGCACAGTACATCAGGGGCATGCGCCTGGAGCGCGCGAACCGTGGAACTGACCAGCGCGGATGCGGCGACAACGCTTGGCACGACGCCTGTAATGCCGAGAGTGACAGACTGCACGCGGCCACGCCACCAGGCCATCCGCCAGAGTGGGAGCGAATACTACACACGGCACGCAAGGTCAGCGATGAGGTGCCGCGCATGGTGTTGCTGTTCGAGCGCGAGCGCACCATCGGCATGCCTAGCACATACAAGATGTGCGGACATGACCCGCGCCCAGCCACGCCGCTGCCCGACAACCACTTGGCCTGCGCGTTGAGACAAGAGTGCGGAAAGTGCCCGCACCTCGCGGCCATTGACCGCAGCGAAACCATGACGCCAGAGGCGAAGGACGAGGCCAAAGCCTGGACCTGTGCAACCCACTTCCTGCTGGAGTCTGATCCCGATGTCTTCTTCGAGGGCATTCTTCACGACAAGAGCGACGCAGCATTCAACGCGCGCTTGGTCGAGAGCTTCGGTGCTGGATATGACGACGGCATCCTAGACGACGGTAATTGATGCGCTCTAACGCAATGAAGGAAATGCTGGCATGAATAAGTTGATTTTTTGCCTGCAACCGTTGCCCCACCCCAGCCGCTCACGTGCAAAGGCTGCAATAGATGCGGCGGCGGATGGGGATAAGGTCGCAATCAGTCCACCCGGCAAGACGCGCGACCAGGAGGAGCGCTATCACGCAATGATTGGAGACATTGCCAAAGTGGCGCTATTCATGGGCAAAAAACAGCACAAGGATGATTGGAAAAGACTGCTTGTTGATGCGTTTGCGAAGGCCATGCGCGATGCCGGTACGCCACTTCACCACGATGGGCGCGTGATGCCAAGCCTAGACTTTGAACGCGTCGTGCAGCTTGGAATTCAAACGAAGGACTTTTACATAGCAGAGGCATCGCAGTTCATCGAATATCTGTATTCGTTCGGTGCTGAAAATGACGTAAAGTGGAGCGATCCACAGGAGTACAAAGCATGAAAGTACGCTGCGACAATCATTGCTGCACATGGCACGGCCAGGACAGCGAACATCTATCAGCCGTAAACCCATTTGATGCTGGTGACAAAATCTATGCTTGCCCAGAGTGCAAGGAAATCGGCAGCGTTGTGGTGGCCTGCGATGAGCCCGACTGCTGGCGCGCAGTGAGTTGCGGGACACCGACGGCGATAGGGTATCGAACGACTTGCCACGACCATGCGCCAGCGCTTGATCTTTCAATGATGGAAGGCATGACTAAAGTCAACCGGGAGAATTACAGGTGATCCGAACCGGCTTCAAAACCCCCAAGCCACCACGCAAGCCCCAGCCCAGCTACGTGCTGGCCAGAGCATTTACCACCGGGCCAGTGGCCAGGGTGCCTGTGGTGCGGGTGAAGGAACCAGAGGGCAAGAACCAGCACTTGCGAGACATGGCGCGCGGGATGCCGTGCTTGCTCCAGAGCCCGATTTGCAATCACGACTCAGACACGGTGGTGGCCTGCCATGGATCAGGGATCGAGAACGGCAAGGGCATGGGCCGCAAGGTTTCCGATGCGCTTACCGTCCACGGATGTTCGGCCTGCAATGACTACACTGATGCTTTTTACCGGGCGACAAAGGCCGAAAAAAAGGCAGTGTTTGATGCCGGTCACAAGCGCCAGGTGGAGTTGTGGCGAATTATTGCAGCAGACCCAAAGGAATCGATTGCCGACCGAATGGCCGCGCAATGGGCGCTGGATCAGCTTGCAAGACCCAAGGTAGAATCAAAATAGCAACAAGGAACCGCATGACCAGCACTGACTTGCACCACATAGAGGCCCGCCACGATGAAATCGACCAGAGGCTACGCGATTGGGCCAGGTATGTGATGGTAAGGCCGCCACGGTGGGTCTGTCAGCCAATGTTCCGGTCATACAGGCCACCACGGCAGTATTCCTACGAAACAGCCGATATCCCGGTGCCAATCAACGCCATTGAGGCGATGGAAATCGAAAAGGCGGTCTATTTCCTGCCAGACCAGCACCGGGACGCTGTACGCTGGTTTTACGTGCGGACATGGATGCACCCCGGAGTGATGCAGCGGCGTCTTGGAGTGACGCAAGATGGGTTGTGCAAGGTGCTTTGCGACTCGCGCGAGATGCTGAAAAACAGGCTCAAAACAAAGTTGGTCGAAAGTGTTGACAGGCGGCGTGCAGTATGTTAATGTCCTGCTCCATTAGATTCGTCTATGGTACTTCCTGCTTGCGCAGGAATGGCCGACGAAAAAGCCTTTGAAATAGGGCGCAAACGGGCGATGATTGCGATCCAGTACGCCAAGCCTCTGCAGTCATCAGCCGTTTGGTGAGGTGTTGAAACCGATCCAAAAGAGCAGGCTGGTTCGATTCCAGCTCGTTGGCCGAGATTTGGTGAAGGACAGGGTTCGAATCCCTGACGGGCGAAAGCCTAAGACAGTGGCCTGGTGGGTGCAGGCCGGCACAACACATCCCCGTGAAAGTGCGGGGAGCCAAATAAGCCACGAGGCAAACAGCCGTGTGTCCCCGGCCCGGTACATGGGATAGCTAGCCCGACAACTAATGCGGCTGATGATCGCCTGAGATGGCGTGAAACTCGAAATAGTACCGCGGAGCCCTCCAAGTCGGGGAATAACTGAGGGCATATGCCGGGAAACTTTTCAAGCCATCGCAGGGGATCCTCAGTGGTGGCAATCCCCCTGGTGGTTTCGACCCCAGGCGCGAGGGCATCAATGCGAAAGTTTTGGTGCCCTCTGTTTTTTCCGTACCGTGGAGCAGTTTGGTAGCTCGCTGGCCCCATAAGCCAGAGGTCGCAAGTTCGAGTCTTGCCGGTGCAACCATTTCTGCCGCGTCGAGAACACCTGCACACATCAACTGAGTTATGCACAGGATGCAACCCCGGCGCGGCGATCTAACCTCCTGTCCGTGAAATTCGGACTTCGCCCGGCCAGGGATGGCTTGCCCTCATAAGGCACAGCTTGCGGTTCGAGTCCGCGCCCGCAACCAACAATGGCACTCACCACGCTCAAACCGCGAATCAAGACGCTGGGTGGCAAGCTGCCGAAAAAGGTAATCACTTTGGCAATAAGCCACACAACAAGGCGGATCAATGGCCTGGCATACAACAAGCAGGCAGTCTAGGGGCTACGGCTCGGAATGGGACAAAACCAGACTGCATGTACTGAAACGCGACCACGGGCTATGCCAACGTTGCTTGCGCGCTAATCGCGTGCATGCGGGAAACGAATGCCATCACATCATCCCAAAGGCAGAATGCAAGCGGCGCGGATGGACTCAGGAGCAGACAGACAGCATGGGTAATCTTGAGACCATGTGTCATGACTGCCACGAAGCAGCGGATGCTGAGGCGCAGGGACGCACGCTAAAGCCAAAGGTGGCGATAGGCGCGGACGGTTGGCCGATTCCATGCACCAAATAGGGGAGGGACTGGTTTATCGCTGTAGCCCTAAAACTAAGTACCGCTCTGCCCCACTTTGCACACACCCGCGAAATGGGCTAATTTTTACAAGGTGAAATCATGGCGGGAAGACGCCCAAAACCGACCGCTCTGAAACTTGTAGCAGGGAATCCTGGCAAGCGCAAGATCAACAAGACGGAGCCGAAGCCGCGCCAGGTTATCCCGTCCTGCCCAGCGCACCTGTCCGATGTTGGAAAGGTCGCATGGGGCCGCTTGTCCGTCCTGCTTGACCGCATGGGCGTATTGACCGAGGCTGATAGCGCAGCCCTTGAGCGGTTGTGTGATTGCTATGCCGACATTCTGGAGTGCCGGGAGTTGATACAGCGCGATGGGCGCACGTATAGCAGCATCACGACCAAAACGACAAGCGAAGACGGGGAGGAAACGACTGTGCAAGAGGTCAAGTCTCTGCTTAAAGCAAATCCCGCAGTCGCAATGCTTCGCGCTGCCGATGCACAGTTCAAAAGCTACCTGGTCGAGTTCGGCCTAACCCCTGCTGCTAGATCAAAGGTGCACGGCCAAGACAATGACGACGAAAAAACCGACCCGCTCAAGAGTTATTTCGGGTGACCCAACGGGTGAGTATGCAAGGGAGGTTGTAAGCGGGGAAAGGATAGCAGGGCCGCACGTTCGCGCCCAATGCGCTAGGCACCTAAAAGACCTAAAAGACCTCAAGGACGGCAAGAAGCGCGGGCTGGTTTGGGATGTTGCGCTGGCGAACAAGGCAATCGGGTTTTTCCATGACGTGCTGAAACTGAACGGCGGCGACTATGAGGGCAAGCCCTTCACGTTGCTGCCGTGGCAAAAGTTTGTTGTCGGATCGCTGTTTGGCTGGCTGGGGCCGGACGGATTCAGGCGCTTTCGGGTGGCCTATGTCGAAACGGCCAAAGGATCAGGAAAAAGTCCACTGGCTGCCGGGGTGGGCATGAAGGGGCTGGTCGCTGATGGCGAGTCCCGCGCCGAAATCTACAGCGCCGCGACGAAAAAAGATCAGGCGATGATCCTGTTTCGTGACGCCGTTGCGATGGTGGATCAGTCGCCGGAGCTGTCAAAGCGGCTGTCCAAGTCAGGCACTGGTGAACGCTGCTGGAATCTGGCCTACATGGCGCAAGGTGCGTTTTTCAGGCCTATAAGTAGCGATGACGGGCAATCCGGGCCGCGCCCTCACATTGGCCTGATTGACGAGCTGCACGAGCACAAGACTAATGTCGTTGTGGAAATGATGCGGGCGGGAACGAAAAGCCGCAAGCAAGCGCTGATTTTCATGATTACGAATGCCGGCAGTAGCAGGCATGGGCCGTGCTGGTCATATCACGAGTACGGCGCGCGGGTGGCGGCGGGTGATGTGGTTGACGATGCCTTCTTCGCTTTTGTTTGCGGCCTAGATGAGGAAGATGACCCATTCTCCGATGAATCCTGCTGGCCGAAAGCAAACCCCAGCCTGCAAGATGCTGATTTGCCGGGATATAAGTACATCCGAGAGCAGGTGGTCGAGGCCAAGGGGATGCCAAGTAAAGAGGCGATTGTCCGAAGGCTGAATTTCTGCCAATGGACAGACGCCGAGGCACCGTGGCTAAGTCACGAAATATGGACTGGCGCACGGCTGGATTACGACATTGAGGATTTGCGCGGTCGCCGTGCTGTCGCGGGTTTAGATATGTCAAGCACTACCGACTTGACCGGCTTAGTTTTTCTGGTGGAACCGGTCGAGGATGGTGAGCCGTGGAAGTTGGTCCCGTTCGCATGGCTACCCGATGCCGACCTACAGAGAAAAGCCGACACCGACCGCGTGCCCTATGTGCAGTGGAAAGCCGAGGGGCTGCTAGACACGACGCCGGGCCGGGCTATCAGCAAGCGGGTAATCCTGCAAAAGCTGTCGGCCATGTGCGACTTTTTCGACATTCTCGCTGTGGCCTATGACCGCTGGCGGATAGAAGACCTGCTGGCGCTGGCTGCCGATGACGGCATCAGCTTGCCGGAAATGAAACCGATGGGGCAGGGCTATCAGAGCATGAGCCCGGCCATTGAAACCTTCGAGCGGATGCTGCTAAACGGCGAAATTGTTCACAACGGGCACAAGGTTTTAACCATGTGCGCCGGCAATACCGTGACCGATTCGGACGGCGCGGGCAATCGAAAACTTGACAAAGCATCGTCAACCGGGCGCATCGACTTGATTGTCTGCGCTGTGATGGCGGCGGGTCTTACTGTATTGGCTGGCGGTGATTTATACACAGGAGAATTGAGAGTGATCGAATCATGACAAAACGCCGCCTTCACCGTTGCTGGACGTGCAGCGACTACGTGCACCACGAGCACCGCTGGCGCTGGAGTGCCGCGCTGTGCGGGATGATACAAAGGTTGTTTGCATGAATGCAATCCAGCGATTCCTAGGCCGATTCGCACCGCGCGCAGAGACTTCGACACTGCGCTCGCCTGCATCATGGTTTATGGAGTCGATGTTTGGGCAGCGCGAGGCAGCATCAGGCGTCAAGGTTTCCGAGGCGACAGCGCTCTCCCTGTCGGCCTACTATTGCGGCATCAACATGATCGCCGGCACGGTAGCATCGCTGCCGCTGAACGTGTACAAGACGGATGGTCGTAAGCGCGAGGTATGGGCGCAGCATCCGGCGCATTACTTGCTGCACACTGAGCCGAATTCGGACATGACGGCAATGTCTATGCGGCAGTCCTGGGTGATGCACGCGATCAGCCGGGGCAACGCCTACGGTGAAATTATTTGGGATGCGCGCGGCAACCCGCAATCGATTGTGATTCTGCCGCCGCATCTGGTTACGCCACGCCGCGACGAAAAAGGACAACTTTGGTACGAGGTCCGGCCCTCTGATGAGGGGCCGCGCTACCTAAGGCCCGAGGACGTGATCCACGTTCCGGGACTTGGATACGATGGCATCATGGGTTATGGCCTGATGCAAGTGGCGCGGGATTCCATAGGGCTGAATTCGGCACAGGATCAGTACGCTGCGAAGTTTTTCAGGAATGGCGGGAATATTTCCGGCGTGATCGAAACCGACAAGGTATTGCTGGAGCCGCAATTCAAGCGTCTCAAGTCTGAGGTCGCGGAGAAACTGAGCGGGATATCGAACGCGCACCGCATCGCCATTCTTGAAAATGGCATGAAGTTCAAGCCGATGAATCCGACGCATGAGGAAGCGCAGTTGATCGAAGCGCGACGGTTCACGGTTGAGGAATGGGCGCGATGGCTGAATATGCCGCCGCACAAGCTGCGCGAAATGACGCACGCGACGTTTTCCAATATCGAACACCAGAATATTGAATGGGTGGTCGATACGATCCGCCCATGGCTGGTCCGGTTCGAGCAGGAATTCAATCGAAAGCTGTTCCGCAAGCAATCCATTTTTTACACAAAGCACACGGTAGAAGGGCTGCTGCGCGGTGATTTGGCCTCGCGGTACGCCGCCTATGCTATCGGGCGCACATGGGGCTGGATGTCAGCGAATGACGTGCTTGAACTTGAGGATCGCAACCCATTACCGGGGAAACTCGGGGATATGTACCTGGTTCCTTTGAACATGACACCGGCAGAAAAGGCGGGCGAGGACAAGCCAGCGCCTGGACTGCCAGCGCCAAAGACGGAGCCCGACGCGCCCGCTACATCGCGCCTTGCCCGCGCCGCCGCTGAGCGCGTGATGCGGTTTGAGTCTCGGATGCTTGAATCGTCCGGGTCCGCTGCCTATGTGCAGGTCGGAGAAAAGGTTGCCGAGTGGATGTGTGTTTCGCAGTCCGTTGCAGACAAGTATTGCGCCGCCGCGATGCAATTGAACCTGCTGGCCGAAGATCACGGAATCTCGCAAGACGAACTGAAAATGCGCAAGATTGAATTACTCGAACGACTTGGAGAACAAGATGCCCAAACTGCATAAAGGCCAGCCCGAACCTGGGACGCGCCCATGGTTTAGCGTGAAGGCGAAAGTAGGCAAGACTGCCGAGGTTTTGATTTACGACGAAATTGGCGCCGGGTTTTTCGGTGGCGGTGTCGCAGCGGCTGACTTCATCAAGGAGGTCAAGGCGCTGAATCTTGGGTCCGAGGATGAGCTGCTGACGCGCATCAACTCGCCCGGCGGGAATATGTTCGAGGGCTTCGCCATTCACAATTTTCTGCGCACGATCAAGGCCAAAGTCGTTGTGCGAATTGATGGCGTGGCGGCGTCCGCTGCCTCGTTGATAGCGATGGCCGGCGACCGGATCGAAATGCCAGCAAACTCCATGCTGTTTATTCACAATCCTTGGATGCTGGTGGCCGGCAACGCCTCGCAAATGCGCAAGACCGCCGACGATCTTGAACAAATGGGCGAGAGTGCGGCGACCTCGTATCTGCGCAAGGCTGGCGACAAATTGAGCCGCAAAGACTTGATGGAAATGCTGGACGCCGAGACGTGGCTGAGTGCCGAGGAATCAGTCAAGTATGGTCTCGCTGACGTGGTTGATGAACCCGTGCGCGCGGCTGCGCTGGCTCAATTCGACTTCAAACAATATGGATTCCCGGTGCCTGCTGCGCTTGCGAAGGCGAAGGAATCAATTGCGGCTGATATGAGTCGGCGCCGCGAGCAGTTGAAATCGCTACGCATCTAAGCCAAATTGAATTATGATCACCGGCATGAATGCTGAACAATTAAACTCCCTTCCTGATGTAACTCCAGTACTTGGCTGCATCGAAAAGATCATTGACGGGCGCCGCATAAAAGTGCCTGTGATGACAGGATGTGTTGGCGCACTGTTTCAGAAAGATGACGATGGAGTTTTTGAGGATGCGTCTGGAGTCCGCTGGTTAACAGGGTGGTCCCAAGGGAAACACGTCAAGCACAAATTTATGCAATGAATAGCATTACTAAAACCACCGAAGCCGCCTAACCAGCGGCTTTTTTGTTTCCGACGCTGGCATGCGTCAACCCCGGCGAGCGCCAAAGCAGCTTGATCGGCAGACCCGAAGGTCTGGAAACATGCCACCGCACACCGGCCATCAAGCCGGTTTTTTTTCGACCAAAAAAGGAAATTGAACATGAAAACGATAGTTGAACTCAAACAGGACCGCATGACGCTCCTGGCCGCCGCTGAGGAAATCCTTGACGCTGCGGATACCGGCGACCGGTCGCTGACAGCAGACGAACAGGCCAAATATGATGCCGCCGTCGCGGGTGTCGTGGAGCTGAACTCCAGCATCGAGAGCCGGATGAAACTGGAAGCGGCCGCGAAGCCGACTTTTGGCGATCCGAAACCGGTGATGCGCGAGCAGCCGAGCAATGCGCTGGACGACACCGAAGTACAGGCAACAATCCGCACGACCGACAACGGCCCGCGCATCGAAATTCCACGCGCCTACGGCAAGATGGTCGCGTTTGCGAAAACTCCCGCCGGCAACATGCAAGCGTATCGCGCCGGTATGTGGCTGGCAGCTACTCTGTACGGCAACGTCAACGCCAAGGAATATTGCCGCAAAAACGGTATCGGCGTTCGCTCTGCGCTGTCCGAGGGCGTGAATACAAGCGGCGGTGCTTTGGTGCCTGACGAACTCGAACGAGCCATCATCAACCTGCGCGAAGAGTACGGCCTTTTCCGCCGTGTCTGCCGCGTGACCCCGATGGGCTCGGACGTGCGCAACATCCCGCGCCGCACCGGTGGGCTGACTGCCTACTTCGTGGGCGAGGGCGTGGCCGGTACTGAATCCGACGCCGGTTGGGACAATGTAAGTTTGGTCGCCAAAAAGCTGATGGTGCTCACGCGCATGAGTTCCGAAGTGGCCGAAGATGCGATCATCGATCTGGCTGACCAAATGGCTCAGGAAATCGGCTATGCCTTCGCTTTGAAAGAAGACACGGTTGGTTTCAATGGCACAGGTGCCGCGACCGATGGCGGAATTGTCGGCGTGTTGGTCAAGGCAATCGACGCGGCGCACACGAAGGCCAAGGTGGCCGCGATCACGCCGCACAACACCCTGGGCGAGATTGATGCCAACGACCTACTGAACCTCATGGGCGCCATCCCGCAGTACGCCAAAGCCGGGTCTGCCTGGTATTGCAGCCCGTCCGGTCAAGAGCTGATCTTCAACGCGATCAAGATTGCCGGTGGCGGCACGACCCGCGACATGTTGTCAGAGTCCGACACGCCGCGTTTCCTGGGCTATCCGATCCACGTGACCCCGGTCATGGCCGACGCTCCTGCGACCGATTACAACGGTGCAGTGGTGTGCGCGTTCGGAAATCTGCGCATGGCCGCCACGATGGGCGACCGTCGCGGTATCCGTATCGCTCTGAGCAACGAGCAATATTGGGAAGAGGACCAGATCGGCATCAAGGGTACGGAGCGTTTCGATATCAACGTTCACGATTTGGGCAGCACGACCGTCAAGTCGCCGTTTGCTGTGCTGGTCGGGACGACCTAACCCGCTGCGATCTGAACCGGGCCGGTGAAAGCCGGTCCATTCCCCTCATTTTTCAAAGGAATTTTCAATCATGATGCACTTGCAAAACACCGCGACGAAAGTCGCAATCACGCCTCAGTCCCTGTCGGCTGCTGGCACCGCGTCGGGCTGGGTCGATACCTTGGGGTATGACGAAGCCGCAGTCGATCACATTCTGGACAGCCAAGCCGCAAGCGCGACCAATCCTGCCGTGCTGACACTGCAAGAGGGCGAGACGACCACGGCATTTACCGACATCACAGGATTTGTCGGTGACGCCACTGACGGCTTCACGATCCCGGCAACGCAAACGACCCCTGGGGTTACCCGCCTGAACGTCGATCTGCGGGCGCGCAAGCGTTACCTGAACGTGCTGGTGACGCACGGCGGCACCGCTGCCCTTCAAGCTGTTGTCGTGACGCTTGGCCGGGCTCAAGACTCGACCATCGCCCGCGCGCAAATGGCTGGCGTCGTTGACGGCTAATCCGGTAATGGGTCGCGCGCTTACCCGCGCGGCGCGGTGAAACCCCGCATCTTCAATCCTGGTAAGGGGACAGAATTTTGAAATTGAATCTTGGTGCTGGCGACAAGCCGCTTGATGGTTTTTTGAGTTTGGACGGCAAGAACGGTGATTCGCTTTACCCGTTGATGAGAACCGTTCTGTCTCCTGAAGTCGATGCACGTATCCCGGAGAAAATTGAGGATTCGAGTTGCAGTGAAATTTATGCCTCGCATGTGCTCGAACACTGGTCGCACACCGAAGTCTCGCAAGTCCTAAAGCATTGGGTATCGAAGCTCGCGCCCGGTGGCCTGCTTCGAATCGCAGTGCCTGACTTTGAAAAGATCGCCAAGGATTACCTTGACGGAAAGAATTTCAACGTGCAGGGCTATGTATTCGGCGGGCATCTGGACGGGCGTGACATGCACGGTTGCGGGTTTGATGCCGAGTTGCTGACAGAAATGATGCTTGATGCGGGGCTTGAGCGCCTGCACCGCTGGAAGTCTGAGATTCAGGATTGCGCCAGCTTGCCGGTGAGTCTGAACATCGGCGGATACAAGCCGAGCGGGAAGGCGACGGTTTGCGAGAACACGGTGGCCGTTCTTTCGGCGCCACGCTTTGGCCCGGTAGCGCACTTTCGCTGTGCTTCGCAGGCCTTTGGCCGGGCGCACGTGAAATACCAGATTTCCGGTGGCGCGTACTGGCATCAAGTCATGAGCGAAGTGATCGAGCAGCAGATTGAAGACCATGCCGTCAAGTACATCATCACTTGCGATTACGACACTGTTTTCAGCTATGAGGACGTGCTGGAGCTTTATCGGCTGATGGAAGCATGCCCGGACGCGGACGCGATATTCCCGCTTGAAAGCCGGCGTGGGACGGACTTTGCAATCTTCGGAATACGCGACAAGAACGGCAAGCCGATGACTTCGATTGCCACACATAACCTCGGACGTAATCTGATGCCGGTGTCGCATGGGCATTTTGGCTTGACGATCCTGCGGGCTGAAAAGCTGCGCACGTTTGAGCGCCCTTGGATGCAGGGCACGCCTGGGCCTGATGGCCGATGGGGCGACGGCAAGAAAGACGCTGATATTGATTTTTGGCACCACTGGATAGCGACGGGCCGGACACTGTTCCTCGCCCCTCGCATCGCTGTGGGCCATTTGCAAGAAATGATTACCTGGCCGGGCCACGATCTGAAACCGATTTACCAAATGCCGTATGACTATGACGCCAGCGGAATGCCTCAAGGAGCACGAAGATGAGAGTTAAATCCATGAAAATTGCGCCAAAAATCCGCATCCGCATCATGCGGTCCTGGCGCGGTTATCCGGTCGGCACGATCATCAGTCCTCCTGGGGCCATGCGGCAGATTCTGTTGCAGGCCAAGGACCAGCTTGGGAACAAGATCGCTGAACAGGTTGATGAGGTAATTGAATCGACCATAGGCGAACGTCCTGACGATTCAGAGCCCGGCATTCAAGTTGACGCACAGGGCCTTGCGGTAGTGGCGGATGGCGACGAATCGGACGGACAAACTAATAACGATGTTCGGCGCGGTCCTGGCCGGCCACGTAAAGGAGATACGAAATGAGCGCCGGTATCCCTGTAAAAACAAGCCTTGCCGCGACGGTAGCGGCGGTCTATCGGTCGGCTGTAGTTGCCGCCGACGTGCTGGCAGTACCCGGCACTGTTACTTGCACCAAGCAGGCCACGGGTTCATGCGATGCTGGCGAGCATACGGTGTACGTGAGCGCTGGTAATGCCTACGGGCGCACCACGCCTACGGTCGGAAACACCACGGTGACGACTGAGACAACCAATCTGACCGTTCGCGCGGCGTTCGCGGCTGTGACCGGCGCGACCTATTACGACATTTATTGCTCCACGGACGGCGCTGCGGCCAAGTGGGTTGGGCGCATCACTGAGGCCCAGCGGGCGAGCGGGATCAAGCTCACCGCAGTTGGCACGACCGGGGTCGGTGGTGTTGCTGGGGCTGTGGACATTGGCGAGGTCGGCACCGGGATTGCGGCGAACGCGGCAAGCAACGCCGTCAACACGGCATTTTCTGTCCCTGCTTCGCCTGTGAACTGTTCAGGGCATCAGTACGTGGATTTTGACGTTAGCATGACGCGCAGCGGGGATGCTGTTGCGCCAGCGGTAACGGTGATACCGTTCTATTACAACGCTCGGACTGACACCTATTCTGCCGGCACAGTCACTGCGTTGACATTCGGCGGCGCTGCCGGGGTGTTCAACCCTCTGACGCAACGGGTCCGAGTTGAGGCGCGCGGCAATGCCGGGATGGCTCTGGTGGTGGCATCCATTGCCGGGACTGGTGCCTCAATTGACGTAGATGCGACTTTGAGCTGATATGTCCTCGTATCCGCACGCAATCGAGGTTTACGCAGCGGCAGCGACTGAGCCGGTAACGGTTGCCGAGGTCATGGCGCATTGCCGTCTGGACGCCAGTAATCAGGAACCCGCTCCGGGTGTTGTCACTGTAGCTCTGGCATCGCCTGCGATTGCTGGCAATGTCACGGCGGGGGCGCACAGGTACGCCGTCACATTCCTGACATCGGATGGGGAGACTCAGGCCGGCACGGTATCGGCGGCGGTCACGGTGGCGGACGCGGCGGTCAATGGCAAAGTGAGCCTGACCGCTATCCCGCTGGGCGGCTCGCTAGTCACGTCGCGCAAGCTCTACCGCACGGCGGCGGGTGGCACGACCTACCTGCTGCTGGCGACGCTTGCCGACAACACGACCACGGTCTACACGGACAACATCGCCGACGCCTCGCTAGGGGCCGGGGCACCGTCTACAAACACCACAAGCGACCCGCTGCTAAACGTGCTGATCGCCTCGGCGCGAGCGACCGCTGAACAACACCTTCACCGTTATCTCGTTTCACAGACGTTAGATGCTTATTTCGACGCCTTCCCAATGAAATCGCCCTACGAATTCAGCCTACCGCCACTTGCCACCGTGACCAGCATCACTTACGTTGATGAGGATGGCGCTACGCAGACCCTGGCCGCATCCGTTTACTCAGTTGATGCCAAGAGCAAGCCCGCGCGAATCTCGCTTGCCTATGATGAGTCCTGGCCCGATACGCGGGTTCAGAATAACGCCGTCACGATTCGGTTTGTCGCTGGATACGGGGCCGCTGCTGCTGTCCCACAATGCGTCAAACAATGGATGATGCTTCGCATCAAAACCGCATGGGAGAATCGCGAGGCTCTGGTAGTTGGGACAAGTGGCATGGTTGAATTGCCGCCTGCTTTTGTCGATGGCCTCCTGGACAGCGAGAGAGTGTACGGGCAGATGTTTGCATGAACATAAATTTAGACAAGCGCTGCCAGATTGACGTGCCTGTAATCACACTCGGGGATTATGGCGAACCATTAACGGCATGGGCGCTGCTCGCCACGGTCTGGTGCAACGTGCAGGACGATCTGCCGAGCAAGTCCGAGGCTGTGCAGCAGGGGCTTGTTGTGAATAAATCGCGCGCGCGGATTCGGTTTCGCCACCTCGCGACCGTCACCAGCGCCTGCCGGATCACCGTGCGCGGGGCGACTGACAGGGTTTTCGCTATTTTGGGTGGCCCTGCGGCGATTGGTGACAGGGGCTCATACATGGAAGTCTACGCAGAAACTTCGAGTAGTTAGCCATGCAAGATACCGTCCACATCAAAGGGCTTTCTGAGCTCAACAATTTTTTGCAGGAATTGCCGATTAAGCTGGAAAAAAATGTGTTGAGGTCGAGTTTGCGTGCTGGCATGAAAGTCGTTTTACCAGTGGCGAAGGCAAACATTCACTCAATATCCGGCGAGCTTGCCAAGGGCTTGAAACTGAGCACGGGCAGCAAGGGCGGGCGGGTGACGGCGAGCATCAAGGCCAAAGGCGAGCATGGGTGGGTCGCTCGATTCGTTGAATATGGGACCAAGCCGCACCTGATTACAGCCAAAAAGGGCGGCGGGCTCCAGTTGCCGGATGGTCGGGTGCTGTCATCGGTGTGGCACAAGGGCGCGCGACCAAAGCCGTTTATGCGTCCTGCTTTGGATCAGCAGGCATCCGCTGCCGTTGTCGCCGCTGCAAATTACATGAAGGCACGTCTTGAATCCAAGCACGGGCTCGATACCGCCGACATCACGATAGAGGCCGAATAATGGACGTGAAGGCTATCAGCTACATCCTGCGCAACAACGCGAACCTGATCGCGCAAGTGCCGGCGGCGAAGATTTTCTCGGGCGTGATCCCGATCAACACAGTGCTACCGGCAATCGTTGTGAAGCACATTGATGACATCGAAGAGAAATTTATCAACGCCGCCGGGGCGAAGCGGTTCACGGCGCGCGTGCAGGTTAGCGTACAGGCGAAAACGTGGGCAGATAAGGTGTCAATCCTTGAGCTTGTCCGGCTTGCGCTTGCTGGCACGTTTTCGACAGTCAACGGGATTTCAGTTTACGGGATTTCGAGCGAAGGCTCTGGACCCGATTTAGACGATACGGAGCTTGGGATTTTTGAAAGATCACGCGACTTTTTAATCAGCTTTTCACTCTCAGCATAGCGAGAATTTATGACAACAAAATGGAAACCAGACGGCCTATTCACGGGCCTCACGGTCGCGGTAATCGGCGACGGCCCAAACATGACGCAGGAGCTTGCCGACTCAGTACGCCACCTCCCGCGCGTGTGCGCTCGACTGGGTGCGCGGTGGGCATTGGATGCGGACATTGCCATGGCAATCGACGCGCCGCCGAATCTCGGCCGCTGGCCTGGTGATATGCCGCCCAGCCCCGGATTCTGGCCGTGGGCGCTGCAAAACTTCAAGGGCAAGCTGGTAACGGCGGGAGAGACCGACGAACTGCCGCCCGAAGTCGGCTCGTTCTGGCACCGATGGGAAATGATCACAGTCTCCGAAGTGCCAAGCCACGTCATCGAAATTCGCCAGAATTTCATGTCCGCGATTCACATTGCCGAACAGGGAGGCGCAGCAAAGATTCTGCTTGTCGGTCTGGATACTGACGCCTACGACACGATGTACCAAGGTCAGGGCCTGTATCTCGGCAAGGGGATAGACCAACTGACCGCGAAGCTGCGCGCCAATGGGATCGTGGTCGAACACATCAAGACGCTTGAGGATGCCAGCCAGCACGCGGTGGCACCGGTAATCAAGCCCGTTGCACTGATAGCGGGGCCACGGCTGGATAGCCTGCTGACGCTGCTGAACGGCGTCAAGCACCTGGACGGCGCTGTTGCTGAGCTGGGTGTGTATCGTGGCGGGACGTTGAAAGCGATGGCTGAATCCGCGCCAGAGAAAACCTGCTACGGATTCGACACTTGGGAGGGCTTGCCGGCTGACCGATGGACCGAGGGCGACAACCCCGCGCCGGGCGCACTGGCTGACGTGTCGTTTTCCGCCGTATCCAAAGCGATGCCTGATAACTGCCGGTTGGTGCAAGGCATCTTCCCGCAATCGGCGGCTGGTATTGACGCGAAATTCTGCCTTGTCCACCTCGATTTCGATTACTTTCAAAGCACCGTCGATGCGATTGAATGGCTGCGTCCGCGCATGGTGTCGGGCGGGATTATCGTGTTTGACGACTGGCACGAAATCACGACTCCCGGTATTGCCAAAGCCATCAAAAAGGCAAAGCTGACTGTAGTCGAATCAGCGCCGAATCAGTGCTACTGGGTAGCGCCATGAGGTAACTCAAAACCAATCAATCGAAGCCGACCGCGTGTCGGCTTTTTTGTGTTCGGCCATCCGCTCTACCCGGCAGCGGATGCCATTAAAACGGTGTTCTTTGCCGGGATTTTGAAAAGGAAATTACCATGACTGCACATACCGCCGTCGCGTTCTACTCTGATGGAAGCGGCACCACATATTCGATAAGCGCCGCGCTTCCGGCATCCTACGATGCCACGGGCTACGCGGTCACGTCGGTCGTTGCGTTTACTCTGATCGGCAAACCCAAGACCTTTCCACAATTCGGCAGCAAGCGCGCCGTGCAAGAGTGGCGGCCGATTTCCGGTGGCGTTGAAAAGGGCAAGAGCCAGCCGAACTACGGCGGCGGGCAATCTACCTGGGGCGACGTACCGGCAGACGCTGGGCAAGTGATCCTGAAGGCTGCTGAGGCTTCGGCAAACCACTACAGTATGAAAATCACCTATCCTGATGGCGAGATTCACTTTTTGGACGTGCTGGTCTGTTCATGGGAACTCGCGGCCGCGTCAGACGGTGCCCCCATGGAGCGCATTTGCGACATCCAACTGTGCCGCGCGCCGGTTGTTGTTGCCGCCTCTTAACCCATTGCTACGGCCCGGTCCGTGTCGCTCCTTGCGGGGCGCGCGGGCTGGGTGTCGGGCTTTCTCTTTTTTAACCACGCAAGGAAAACATCATGACATTCGACATCACAAAATTTGAGCTTGAGGAAACGGCAACGCTCACCGTCCAAAACGCCAAGGGCGACGATGACCTGATCGGCGCCGACGGCATCAACCCGGTGCAAATCGTTGGCTACGGCGGCGGATCGCGCCAGATGGTCAAGGCGCAGCACAAGGCCGGAATGCAGGCACAGCTTCGCTTGCAAGCCATGATGCGCGGCAAGGTGGACAAGCGCTCCGGGGAAACTGCCGATGCCGAGATGGTGGAAAAGCTCGTTGCCTGCACGAAGGAAATCATCAACTTCCCCGTGCCCGCTGCTGAGTTGTACGCAAATCAAAAGCTCGGCTACATCACAAAGCAGTTTGTTAAATTTCTGGACGAAGATGCAAATTTTTTGCCGGGATCGCCGACGGTCTAAGCCTCTACGTCCGGCAACTCGCTTATCTCCACACCGCTCCTGAAAAAGCCAAAAACGACAAGAGCGAAGCACCGTCTGTCTCGCGCCTGGAGCGGATGCGCAGTGCATGGGTGCCGGACTGGGCTGACGACGTTCCAGAATCGACCGTAGAGGCATTGCGCGAGACTTACATGCCAGAAATGCCGCCGCTTGAGGAGGGCTCTTACCTGGTGGGCTACCTGCTGGAATTAGGCCCGGTGCATGCATCAGGAATGGGTCAGGGGCCGATAAGCCATGAATCAATACTGGCATGGCAGGCGCTGACTGGAATAGAACTGGAGCCATGGGAGGCCCGACTGCTGCGCCGGCTGAGTTGCGACTACCTCAGCGAATCACATCGCGCGCAGAAGCTCGGATGCGAACCGCCTTGGAAAATTGAAGGCGTCAAGCGTGAACAAACAGCCTTGCAGCAATCGTTGCGGGCACTGATTGAACAATAGGAATACACCATGGCTATTGCCGGGCAACTTGAAATTCTCATGCGCGCAGATATTGCCAGAATTTCAAAGGATATGGCCGACGCCAAATCCATTGTTGGCAGCACCATGGGCAGCATTGAAAAGTCAGTTGCTCAAGCCAAATCGGCGCTTGGACTGCTAGGTTTTGGCCTAGGTGTCGGTTACTTCGCATCGCTGATAAAGGGTGCGGTTGACCTTGCGGACAGCCTCAACAAATTAAGTCAGCGCACTGGTGTTTCCGTCGAAAATTTGTCCCAAATGCAGTACGCCGCAAAGCTCGCGGATGTGTCGAATGAGACTCTGACAACAAGCTATAAGAAACTCAATATCAGCATTGCCGAGGGGCTCGCGGGCGACGCAAAAAAGATCGCACTATTCAAGTCCCTGGGCATCAGCACCGCCGATCTAGGCAATGGCACGCAAGAGGTGATGATGAAGATCGCCGACGCCTACGCAAAAGCCAGCAGTAGTGCTAGTTCAACATCCGCAAAGGTCGCTATTGGAAACGGCCTCATGGGCAAGAGCGCGGATGAAATGATCCCGCTGCTCAACGCAGGACGACAAGGCATCGCCGAACTGATGAACGAAGCTGATAAGTTGGGGCTTACCATAAGCGCCGACTTTGCCGCGAAGGCTGAGGAATTTAATGACAATCTTGCGCGCATAAAAACTAGCAGTCAGAAACTGTCTATTGCGCTGGCCGGTGAGCTTGTTGAAAGCCTTGGCAAAGCCATGAAGGCGATGGCCGATGCCTCCGTCGCGGGCGGCAGGCTGCAAGGCGTTATCAATTTCATTCAGACCCTTTTCACCGGGACTGACCAGCATAAAAACAATGTCGCTTTGGTGGAGGACACGGAAAAGCTGATGAGGGCTGAAAAGGCCCTAGCCGATGCGCGCGCCAGTGGTATGAATCCGATTGGTATCGCCGCGCGTGAAAAGTTGGTTAATGATTTAAAAGCGAACATTCAAACGACGCTGACCTATCGCAAGATTCTGACCGAGGAAGAAGATAAGTCCTTGGCCGCAGCCGCCAAATTAGAAGCGATTCGCAAGAACGGAAAAGAGTTAAAACTACCCGGCACTGATGCCAAGCTAATTGCAGCCGAGCTAAAACTGTATGAAAGCGCGGTAAAAAGCCTGTCCGACAAGCTCGGCAATCTTGAGCGTCAAACCGAGTCCGAGAAACTCGCGTTCGAGGAGTACGGGAAAAACGTCACCCTCGCGGATGGGACCATTGTCCACCTTACCGGCAGTCTTGAAAAACTCACGCCAGCGCACAAGGCAATGCTGGTAATAATTGCCGCCGAAGTTGACGCCAGAAAACAAGCTATTGAGGTTAGTAAGAATTGGGTTGACGCAATCAATGCAGAAATCGCAGTGCAGGAAAAGTTAGATGCTTTGCAATCTGATTACAACCTCACAAACAGTCAGACCGCCAAAGAACTCCAGTTCCAGATCGACCTAATCGGCAAGACGACCGCCGAGCAACAGCAGCTTACCGCCGCGCGCCAGATCGACCTAGACTTGCAAAATAAGCTGCTTGAGGCGGCAAAGATACCAGGCATCACGCCAGATGCGTTGGCAGAGATGGAATCCTTGCTGACCGCTGCTGCTGGTCGTCAAAAAACCATCATTGCAGGACTGATAGCTTATAAGCTCGGCAAAGAGCGCGCATGGGCCATTGGTGCAAAAGAGGCCTATGACGAATATGTAGACAACGCTACCAACGCAGCCAAGCAGGCGAAAGAACTGTATTCGGCCATGTATAAGGGCATGGAGGATGACGCCTTCAACTTTTTCCGCCATGGCGAACTCAGCGCAAGCAACTTTGTTGACTCGATAAAGGATCAGCTCGCACGCTTGGCTGCTCAGAAATTCACCGTTTGGCTAGTCGGTGAGGTTGGTATGAGTGGCGTCGGTGGTGCGGCAGTTGGAGGCGCGGCTGGTGGCGGGCTAATCAATAGCGCTCTCGGCTCAATGATCGGTAGCGGCGCGACCATGGGCGCTCTTGGGACTGCCTTTGGTGAAGGCTTCATGGCCACGCTTGGCGGCAGCAGTCTATCGGGCGGCGCGGCTGCTGGCATCCTGGCAACTGGCGGCGCGGCTGGCGCGGGCACCATGGGAATGATAGGCGCGGCCGCTCCATACGTCGGGCTGGCACTGGCCCTCTACTCAGTATTCAGCGACAACGGCACGCCCAAGCTTGAGGGCGGTTTCTCTCCAAACGGGATGAGCATTGGCGGGCGTGATGCGCTCGGCAACTTGCAAGGCTCGCAACGCGGCGACGTTGAGGCAGCGCAGAAAATATCCGCAGGCATTGTCACCGCTTACCAGACCGTCGCGCAGCAGTTGGGCATCAAGAACGGAAAGATTGACATCGGCGTTTTCTACAGCCAAGACCCCACTGGCGAAAGCTCAACGCAACTCCAGATCATCGGCGGCGCATACAACCGCTCGAACGCAATGGGAGGAATCGAGAACGCCGGCAAGACAAGCCAAGACCTGCAAGACGCCATCGCCCAATCTGCCGCGCAATTGATCTTGACCAATCTCCAAGCATCGGATTTGCCAGCCTACATGAAACAGGTATTTGGCGCTCTGGACAGCACAGCGACTTCGCAACAAATCAATGATGCCGTTTCTTTCGCAGCCGGACTCAAGCAAATTCGTGACGCGCTGACAGAAACACGAACACCGCTACAGATCATGGCCGACGATATGACCGCGCTAGGCACGTCGGCTGCGACATTTAAGGCTGATTTTGTCGAGGCGATTGATGCCGGAATCTCTCCTGAGAACGTGGCCGCATGGCAGCACCTTGGCCAAGAGATCGAGCAGCTCACACCGGCTGTCGAACAAGCCGCCGTAGCCGCGCGCTCTGCTGCCGACATCCTCAACGAGCGCAATCGCCTGCAGGATCAATATGACCAGCTCACGATGACCACTGTGGAGCTGCTCGCAAAACAGCGCAACGTGCTTGACGCCAGCAACCAAGGCTTGTTCGACCAGGTGCAAGCGGCCCAAGCCGCCAAAGACGCAAATGACGCGCTGGCACAGTCTCAGACAGACGCAGCCGACGCAGCAGCGCAACTGGTTAGCATCAATCAAGGCTGGCAGGATCAACTAGACCTCATGACCGGCGCACAGACTGAAAACAGCCTGGCACTGCGCGATGCCGGCGACGAATCCACCCGTTCTATCATGCGGCAAGTGTTTGCCATGCGCGACGCATCAAGCTCTATGGAAACTTTCACCAGCAACGTCCTGAGCCTTGTTTCTGGAATCCACAACAGCGTATCGAGCAGCATCTTCGGCCTGAATTACGGGCTTGCTGACTCGGCTGGCAAGTACGGCATGCTTGACGCGCAGGCTAAGCAGTTCGACGACCTGATGAAGTCAAGCACCGACATCAACCTGATCGCCAAATATGCTCAGTCGGAAATCGATACCATCAATAAAGCATTCGCATTGCTTGACCCGACGCAGCAAGCCGCAACGCTTGATCAAAACACTCTATTACTGACCAAAATTGACAGCTTCGTGAGCGGGTCTGGTGCGGATGCCGTGAGTCGCAAGAACGCAGACAATGCCGCGCTATCTGCTGCCGTTGCCAAAGCTGTGAAGGAGGCTCTGGCAGACTTGGCAACAGCGCAAACAAACGCCGCGCTGGCGCAGGCATCGGCAGCGAGCAAAATCGAGAACGTGATCCGTGAGCCGGTGATTTTGAACATCACGAAAGCGCCTGGAATAGAGGTTAGCGTTTCATGAAAACGCTATCAGCAGCAACCATCGCAGAGGCCGCTCTGACCGTAACCCGGCCTGGCTACCTTATCCAAATTGGCTACAGCACAGCTTTGCACTATTCGACCCTGGGCACCATTTCTTGGAATTCGCTTACCTGGACCGGGGCCGATGTAAAAGTGACGGGCGTTTCGCAGGACGGCAAAGGAGCGGCAGCAGCGGGCCTTTCTGTAGGCAACACCGATGGCGCTATGGGTGCTATTGTGCTGTCCGAGGGGGCTGCCGATATAGCCGTGAGCATTTGGGCCGTCTACGCTGGCGCTACGGCGTCGGGTGATCCCGTGCAGGTGTTTGGTGGGGTGACTGACGGCGCTCAAATTGACCTCGATAAAGTTGTGTTCTCACTCTCTCCACAAGGCAATGACACGCTCTATGCGCCGCGCATGTTTATCAACCAACTCAATGGATTCAACTGGCTAAAACCCGGCGGATCGATCATTCAATGGGGCTCTGAGACCTACACGCTGCCCTCGATTGGCTCTCCCGTACAGGTGACAAGATAATGGAAACCTACCCAACACTGACCAAAGGCGTTGTAAGTTCAAGCAGCACTGAAAAAACGCTTGACGACTTGCAGGTAGACCGCGCAACAAATGGGGCGCCGAGAATCCGGGCGCTCTACACCGCCGCGAAAAAACAATTTACCGTGATTCACGAGGGTGCAGTGACAGCGGATAAATCTACCATGCAGACCTTCTACGGTACAAACCGATTGCTGTCAATTACGTTTGTATGGCCCGCCGACAGTGCGAGCTACACCTGTTATTTCGCGGCGCCTCCGCAGTACAAACCAGTGGATGGCGGGTATTGGACGATCACTAACGAACTGACAGAAGCATGACCGATTTTCTGCCCCCTGTTGTTTGGCCTCCGATCCCGTTGCCGGTAGTCCCGCGCGACGCCCTGAACGGCTCGGCAGCATTCGACATCCAATCACAGATAGCCGCCGAGAATACCGCTATTCCGGTAATCTATGGTCAGCCACGGATGGGGCTACGAATCGCCTGTATCTTGCCATACCTGAACGCCGCTGTGATTCTGGGCGTGTGGAGCCACGGTGAATGTGATTCTGTTGTCAGCACCACGATCAATGATCTGTCACTAGGCGCGCCGACGATAGTGACGACCGCTGACTATCAGCAATGCACCTACTCAAATGGTGTCGAGGTCAAGCACTATTGGGGCACGGCTACGCAGGCCACTGATGCACTGCTTGGACTTGCATTCACTGCCAACGGTAAAACCTACACCGACACGCTGCCCAATATTTGCTATTCGGTATTTTTCATCCCGTTTTCGGCATACAGCAGTTTCCCGCGAATCAATTGCATCATCAAGGGTCGCAAGGTCGCAACCGGCTCGGCAGGAACCACGATTGCCTGGAGCGACAACCCGGCATACTGCCTGGCCGATTTCATCACAAACACGACCTACGGCTGCAAGCGCACCGTTAACTGGGCCAGCGTCTATTCTGTTTCTCAGGATTGCGACGCCATTGTCGGCGGTACTGAAAAAATCAGGACGCTGAACCTTGCGCTGACAACCGTCCAACCTGTTTCAGCATGGCTTGAAACCCTTAGGACTTACGCCGCGTGCTGGCTGATTCCGAGTGGAACTGATCTGAAATTTGTCAGCGACAAGGCGGGGTCAAGCATCGCCACGATAGCGCATGCATCAGGGCAAATCAAAAGCGTTGCAAACGTCAAAAAGCGCGGCGTGCAATCGACCCCAACACTGATGATCGTGGAGTACACCGACACCGCAGTGCTGCCCTACAAAGTCTCCACTGCCACGGTAGACAGCGGCGTTACTCCAAGGCGCGAAAGCAAGGTGAGCCTGCCTGGCATCAATCGGTATAGTCAGGCAGTCCGCGAAGCCACAGAGCGGCTGAATAAGCTGCTGCTCAATGACTTGAGTCTCAATATTGAGGTGTTTGATGAACGCCTTGATCTTGATGTAGGCGACATCGTCACAGTAACGCATCCAATCGGTCTGACATCAAAACTGCTGCGCGTGTTGGGCATCACGGGAGGGTACGGGCGGTATGGCCTGGCCCTGCTTGAGTACGATCCGGCAGTATATGACGCCACTGTTGCGACGACACCAACATGGTCAGACACGACCATGCCAAACCCACTGAGTGCAGTTGACGCGCCGACATCGCTGGTGATAAACGAGGAACTTTACGAAACTCGCGATTACTCATATGCCAGTCGGTTTGCAATCACTTGGACCGCATCAGTTGATGCTTACCCACTCCGATATTTTGTAACGATCAGTGACCCGACGCACATCGTCAACAGCGGTTATGTGCTGGGCGCTGCGTACACCTTCGGCCCGTTGATGGACGGCATCACATACACCGTAAATGTTTATGCTGAGCGCGAGTCAACACAGGTGCGGTCTACGGCTTTGAGTGACACGAAGGCGGCGGTGGGTAACGCGGCACTTCCCGCCAATGTCGCAAATTTCGCGCTAATCCCTACGGACACCGGTAGCCGCTTGATTTGGGACGCTGTAACGAATGTTGATCTTGCCGGTTACGACCTGCAATTGACCGCCGTGTGGAATCCCGCGCTTACCGTGTATCCAAAGAAAATACAGTATGTGGACTTAGATGCACTTGCTGCTGCGACATACGAATTTTCAATCAAAGCAGTAAACTTTTCAGGCAATGTGTCGGCTACCGAAGGTGCAATAACCTATGTTGCGACAGTACCGGCTACACCCACGCTTACCGGCAATGTGTATTTCAATGCGGTCGTGCTTAGTTGGGGAGACTGCCGCACCACAAACCCACTTACTCATTTTTCAGTCGAGGTAACTAAGGATACCGTGTTCTTGGAGGACCGCGCTGTATATGGCAATCTCAGAACGGTAACTTATTTCGAGACGGCAACAGGCTCTTACGCCTATAGGGTGCGCGCCCATGACTATTACGTGCCTGGCACGTACTCCAATACTGTCACGCTCTCCGTAGTCGCCGGAACACCTGTTACGGTCGTTGACGCTGCTGATGACGCTACGACATGGCTCATGCTTGCCGGTACGCAAACTGGCGCTCAGTCTCCGCTCACCGACGGTGCACTTACCTACAACGCGGCGACAAACACGCTCACGTTACCGAGCGTTAGTGCCAATAGCCTAACAGTGAGTCCTGGCGGCACAACGCTTGCGCACCTGACCGTAAACGATGACCCGATTTTCGTCGGGTCTACGGGGTTCAATGCAGCGGGAGAAATGGCGCGCGTGAAGGTCGGAGATGCAAACTTCGGGGTCGGCTCAAAGTACGGGACAGGCATGTCCTTGTACGTGCCAAAAACAGCAGGCGGAAGCGCTTACAACACCAACTCAATCGATGCGATCAGCATCTCCGAAACGACGGGGGCGGTTACGCTTGCAAGCACCCTCTCCGCAGGAGCCACCTCTGTTACTACGCTGGTGGCGAGTAGCGGTGCCACTCAAATAAGCGGAACATTCCAGAATACCGACACGTCTAACATAAGTTACATCCAAGTCAGGGATAAGGACGGGAAGTACGCTAATCTTGGTAGAGACTCTGCGACACAATCATTTTTAGGCTACTCAGATAATCTCAGGATCGGAAGTGGTACCGGAACAAGTATCGGCATCACTGATGCAGGAGCCGTCACCATCCCCGTCTCCATATCTGTAGGAACAACCGCAGGATCGTACAGCCTAAACGGTCAGTATGTTATTACCAAAGACGGCACCAACACTGCCATTTATGACCATGATGGCGCGATTGCCCTCTACTTAGGCAAAGCCGCTGCGCCAGTAAACTATTACGACAACACGAGTCACATTTTCAGAGGACGCGGCGGGGCTGCGGGTGGCAATGTCACGATTGGCGGCACCCTTGGAGTTACGGGGGCGATAAGTGGCACCACAGCAATCCTTGCTGGCGACACAAGCTCACGAACAAACATCACGTTTGACACAAACAACGTGCTTGACGTTAAGGCGACTACGAACAGCACTACGGTGTTGACTACTGGTGTGATGAATCCGCGTCTGATGCCCGCAGGACGGTCTACGATTATTTTAGGTGCGGCTGAAATAAACAGTCCAACTGGATTCTTCGCATCTTGCACAACAACATCGCCGCGCGTGACAACCGGCGACGGTGCATCAACTGCAAGCCAGTGCATGACGGGTGCGAGCATCTATGCGGACGCAAACGCTACACTTGCCAATGGCGAAACACAGCGCAGTGTATGGGGTCTGAATGTCACGTCGCGTGTTGGTCCTGGCGCGGGCAATGACCCAACGGGTAAGACGGCAGCGGATGACCATTGTGGTATCGAAGTTGATCTAATTAATGAATTCAAGGACGCTGTTCAAGGCGACCCGCTGGCGGTAGGCCACTCCTACGGCTTTTGGGCGCAAGCTGACACGGCAACCGGACGGCTGAACGGTACAGCGTTTATGGCGACGCGAACAGGGGCCGGGGCGGTAGACCGATCAGGGGTCGGGGATGGCACGGTTACAGGGTCCGGTTGGCGAAACATTCTCTACGCTGATAGCTACGTTACAGACAATTTGGCGTATCTCAAAACCAGCGCAACCGCTGCAAACGGGCTGTATATCGGGATTCCTACCGGATCAACCGGATATCCGCTGCTGCTGCAAAAGAACAGTTCCAACATCTTCGTTGTGGACGCTTCTGGCAATACTACCGTCGTCGGGAAAACATCAACGTCGGCCAGCACGACCACGCGGGCGGGGCTAAACGTAGCCCACGGAGCGGCTCCAAGCACGCCAGCGGATGGCGATGTGTGGACAACGACCGCTGGGCTGTTTGCGCAGGTTAACGGAGCGACGAAAACGGTAGCTCTTGGCGCAGCAGGCAGCACCTACACGCCGACGCTATCAACCGGCACCAACGTAACGGCAGTGTCCCTGACCGCGAGCAAGGATTTTGTCGTTGGAGTTATTGATGGATGGGTTGAAGCAAGCGGCTGCGTTGACGCCACATTCACAGCATCCGGCACTTACTCATATTTTGACGTTACGTTGCCCTATACGGCGGCTGACGCGGCGCAGATATTCGGCAGCGGTGCAGGTATCGGCAGTACGTGCTGGCCCGTGTTTGTAGACGGCGCAAGCACCACGGTAGCGCGCGTTAAGTGCTATCCGACTGACTCAGGCGCGAAAGCAATATCACTATCGTTCAGGTATCGCAAGTAAAATTCTCTAACCCCGCAAACAAAGGAAAACCATGCAAGTAGATTTCAATTTCGTGCT